CGACGCGCTGACATGTGGCCGACGTTTTCGGACTTTCAACGTCGTGGATGATTTTAACCGCGAGGCTCTGGCTATCGAAATTGACCTGAATATCCCGGCGCAGCGCGTTGTGCGGGTGCTGGACAGAATAGTGGCAAACCGTGGATATCCGCTGAAAATGCGGATGGATAACGGGCCAGAACTAATATCACTGGCGCTGGCACAATGGGCTGAAGACCATGGCGTGATGCTGGAATTTATCAAGCTCGGCAAACCGACGCAAAACGCATTTATCGAACGGTTTAACCGAACGTATCGGACCGAAATACTGGATTTTTATCTGTTCAGAACGCTGAATGAAGCACGGGAAATAACGGAACGCTGGCTGAATGAATATAACAGTGAGCGGCCTCATGAATCCCTGAATAACCTGACGCCGGAAGAGTACCGGCTGATGGGTGAAAAACTGGAAATCTCAAAAAGTGTGTGGAACTAAAGCTGGGATACTTACAATCTGGCCCCGGACTTTATGCTGACCCTGAACCAGCAAGATATCACCCAGAATATCCGTGACCATTTGTTATCCCTGAGCCTGACTGATAACCGAGGCTTTGAAGCTGACCAACTTGATATCGAACTGGATGACGCTGACGGCCAGCTTACCATGCCGGAACGAGGCGCAGTGTTGTCAGTATTCTTGGGCTGGAAAGGCTCGGCGCTGATAGGTAAAGGTGATTTTATCGTGGATGAGGTCGAGCACCATGGCGCGCCGGATACGCTGACCATTCGTGCGCGCAGTGCTGATTTTCGCGGTTCGTTCAATGCCCAGCGGGAAGTCTCATATCATGACACGACATTGGGTAAAGTGGTGGCACAGGTGGCGGAGCGCAATAACTTGCAAGCCATGCTGGCCGAGGGGCTGGCAGATATCACCATTCCTCACATCGACCAAACTCAGGAAACTGATGCCAAGTTTATCACCCGTCTTGCCTCTCTCAATGGCGCGGTAGCTGCCATAAAAGCGGGTCGACTGCTGTTTATCAAACCGGGTGGTGCTGTTACCGCCAGCGGTAAACCTATTCCGCAGATGACCATCATCCGGCAAGATGGCGATCAGCACAGCTTTAGTATTGCTGATCGGGGCGCATATACCGGCGTCAGCGCCAGTTGGCTGCACACCAAAAACCCGAAACCAAACAAGGTGAAATTGCAGCGTAAGCCTCAGTTTAAACACCTGCGCGCGTTGCAACATCCTAAAATAAAAGCGCCCCAGAAGACTAAATCAGTGGAAGAAAAACACGGGGGTTATCTGGCGGGGTCTGGTGATAACGTCTTTGTTATCACCACCGTTTATGCCACACAAAAAGCCGCCATGCGTGCCGCACAAGCTAAATGGGAAAAGCTGCAACGTGGTGTGGCGGAGTTTTCCATCACTCTCGTTATGGGTCGCGCTGATTTATTCCCTGAAACTCCTATCATAGTCAGCGGTTTTAAATCGGTCATTGACCAACAAAAGTGGATTATCAGCAAGGTAGCGCACCACCTGAACAACAGCGGCTACACCACCCAGCTCGCGCTGGAGGTGCTGTTGTCGGACGCAGCCCATCAAGTGACAGTGTAACAAATAGTTGAATTTGCAAATCCAACATTTGCATTGTCGAATTTATTGGTAGAATGCAGCAAACTGAACATATCGGGATAAAGGAATTATCTATGATGCATTGTCCACTTTGCCGCAACGCCGCCCACACCCGATCCAGCCGCTACCTAAGTGAGAGAACCAAAGAGCGGTACCATCAGTGCCAGAATATTAACTGCGGCCATACATTCGTCACAATGGAAACAATTGAGCGTTCTATTATGACGCCAGGTAATATCATACCTGTCCCACCTCATCCTGATGAATATCAGCAAGCTTCATTATTTTCGAATTGAGAGTAATGATACTCATTTTAAAGTAACTCACTAGTCTCAATGTGAGTTACTTATGTTCATGATGAATAGTGATTTCTAATAAAGTTACAGTGATTTATCTGTAGTATAATTTGATAACTCTAATATTTTAAGAAAGTCTATTCCGCGCGAAGTAATAAACACACTACCATCTTTAACCAATATCAATTCTTGGGTGATTAGATATTTAATGTATTGCGAGAAATTCCAATCCGCAAATAAGTTATTGGATGATTTTTTATTTTCATCAAATACTTTCTTTATTTTTTCATATGATTCCCCTTCACTTTTTTCTTTGAGCTCTAAAAGTAAAGATATCTGACTGCCAAATATAACTCTATAGACTTGTTCGAACCATATTAACACTCTAGCAACCGCAAGTTGTCTGATCAACACTGTTTCAGTTACTGAATCATAATTAAGAGTTCGTTTTTTCAAATCTACAATAATAGACTCTGTGGCACTTTCCACCGATGAACTGAATTGTTCGCCATAGGCAAGTAAGTCTCTTACATCTGCACTTTTATCATGAATTGAAGAAGTAAATTCTAATTTCGTTGCCTTTTGCTGAGCTTGGACTTGTATTTTAGCTCGTGAAGAAATCTCTAAAAATGCAGTATCATCACGATAGTCACTAGGACCATATAACTTGTCATGATGCTTTGAAACAAGCCACCCAAAAAGCATCAACACAATCAAGGGAAAAAAGACAACGAATCCAACAAGAAGCCATTGTTGTTCCGTTGGTAACGTTTTTGTAGAAAAACCAAAAAGTAGGCAAGCGAAACCATAAACTAAAACAATGAAAAGAGCGATTATACCCAATGGATTCTTAGATAAATCTCTTGCCGCACTACCAAATGATCCCATATCACTACTCATCTATCTATTTCCTTAAGAATATAGTGGATTAATTAAACTTCAATACTTAGATAAAGCAAATAATTATACTTAAAAACTAAATATTGAAGAAAACCAGACTTCCACAACCGTTTACCTCGGCTAAGGAAATGAATTTAATTAATTGATGATTATAATGTTTATACCTTTACAACTCATACGTTGAAGGCAATTTATATACACCGTACAACAGCGCCATAATCTTATATGGATATCAGATTAATGAGCGTGCGCAAACTCCCGACAGGGAAATGGCTATGTGAGTGTTACCCGAGAGGACGCGAGGGTAAACGGGTGAGAAAACAGTTCACTACCAAAGGTGAAGCACTATCGTATGAAAGCTACACCATGGAACAGGCCAGACATAAACCGTGGTTGGGTGAGAAAGAAGATCGCCGCAAACTGCTGGAGCTGATTGATCTTTGGTACCAACTGCATGGCTGCTCTTTAAGTGATAAAAAGGGTCGGCTGGCTAAACTGGAGATTATCTGTAAGGGCTTGGGCAATCCCATTGCAGCCGATATTACACCGAAAGATTGGGCGCACTATCGTGATCAGCGGCTAAGAGGAGAAATAAATAACGGCTACAGCACCAGCCTGCGTACCCGCATGGTTACCACCGGTACGGTAAACAGTGAACAGGCTTATTTGCGCGCAGTGTTTAACGAGTTAACGCGGCTCGGCGAATGGAGCCTCCCTAACCCACTGACCAATATACGCGAGTTCGATCAACCCGAGCGGGAAATGGCGTGGCTGAATGACGATCAGATTGATCGCCTATTAGTCGCCTGTGATTTGCACGGCAATCCTGAATTAACTCTCATCGTGCGTTTGTGTTTATCCACCGGTGCCCGCTGGAATGAAATTGCCAAAATAAAAGCCTCGCAGATTTCCCCCAATAAAATCACCTTTATTAATACTAAAGGTAAAAAGAACCGCACTGTTCCCCTATCAGGGGATATGTATCAAGCGCTGGCAGCTCGCAAAGGCAAACCGTTCGAACCTTGTTATAAACAGTTCTATCGGGTTATTCGGTTAGCACAGATTGAGCTGCCCGTCGGGCAAATGACCCACGTTCTCCGCCATACTTTTGCCAGCCATTTTATGATGGCCGGTGGCAATATCATCGTGCTGCAACGCATCCTCGGCCATTCAGATATTCGGGTCACCATGCGCTACTCTCACTTCGCGCCAGACCACCTGGAAGACGCCATTCACTTCAACCCATTAGCCCGATTTGAGAGTGGCTGCAAAGTGGCGATAGCGGATGAAATAGCGAGCAATGAAGAGTAACAGGATGGGAGGTAACTGACTGATATTTATGTATATAGTTGATTTTAAAAGATGAATAAAAAAAGACCGAATACGATTCCTAAAGGTGAGAATTCTTAATTTTATCTATATAAAACAATAAGATAATCAGAGTTATGACCTTTAGCCTACGTTTAATACCGTCTTTAAAAGATCAATGTAATTATATAGTTACCACATATTTCGAAAAAGCTCGGAAAAAATTCGAGCGTTAAAATGAGGGAAACATGACTTCGACACTGTTTATAGTCTGCCTAATACTGGCAGCCGTAATGATCACCATCCACCCTGCTCTCTGCATTCCTTTCGTTATCGCTGCTTACTTGCTTGCAGGTAAAGGCAATATGCACATGGACAGTAATACCAGCATCATCTTAGGGATCATCGGATTTATTCTGTTATTGGTTCTGTTCGTCATTGTGAATGACGCCCTCAGATAATTATTAATATTGTAATGTAGGTTAATTGCTACTTGATCTGACAGTCGGCCATGAGGCAGTAGCGAACAATAGTTCTTAAAGCTAATTTCCCCGATAATGGTCTTCGAGATATCTAGCGAAAGTATGGTAGATTGTTATGACTACAGCGATCAGCAAGAGCAGGTTTATAAAGCACCCAGACACCTGATTTCTCAGACATGAAATTAGCTGAAACAGTATGTCATACATGCCGGATGAGCCAGCTATTCCTTATCATCATCGATGAATACCAATCATTACCACCAAGCCGCCAGATTTTCAACATGCTGTATGGTCTATACTAATCGGTGCTCTATGAGCTTTTTCTTGTTGCTCCGGTGATGTAATCTATTATAAAAAATGCTATTTTATGTAAAAAATTAAACGGCCATTTGCGATGAACCCTAATAGTAGACCCCTCATTTATCTTTTAAATACCACTACAACTGTAGAAAAAGCACTTAGTCCCACTTTTAATGTTAGCCACTATTGGATGAATGGTTTTCAAACATACACGCCTTCAAGCTTTACCAGCATTTCCGTTCCATACTCACATGTTCTTCCTTCAAATATGCACGAGGCTGAAATTGTGGTTATTGATACTGCCTTAAGAAATGGATTAATAACTAATCGCAATTCGCCAATAAATATAAGATATAGACATACACCGAGTTATGTCGATCTCTTTCCTCTCGATATGTCCGCCGTATTAAAAAACATTTTCTCGACTAAAAAAAAGCAACTCTTAGTTGTTTTTTGCGAAAGCTACAATGATGAGACTTATACAGTAGAAAACGAAGCAGGAGGAAGAAACCAGTATCAAGCAAGTACATACTGTTTTCCTAATGATTATAGAATAATATTACACCAGCGTTCTGGTAGTAGAATGAAAGTTGCTCCGGGTGACACAGCTTTAACAATGAAACAATGTATTGAGAAGTATTTGCCAGGTTCTTGCTATAACTTCATGTTTCATACATACAGAGACTCTCAATACGAAGATATTCCGCTATTGTTAAATGAAGCAGATGAAGTAGTATCTTTTATAAGGTTTATGGGGGATAAAATAGTATTTTTACTGCCAAAAATAGATAATAAAGCCGCTTTCCTTTTAGAGCTATTTGATAAAGTTTTAGCTGATTTGTCTATTTTCAAAGATATATTCCCAAACCATGGTAGCTTTAGGTGGGTTAAAGACTATTCATATATCTCTATAGAAGAAAGAAATAAGTCTATAGATATTGACGAAGAGATTAAGCGGCATGAAAAAAATTTAGCCACATTAAAAGAAGAATATGAAAACATTCATAATAAAGATAAGAATGTAAAACTTCGTAATATGCTAAAAGAAACTGGTGATAATCTCGTACCATCTGTTAAATGGTTCCTTGAATATATAGGTTTTACTGACGTTGTCGATCCTGATAAAAATGTCGATGTTGATGCAGGAGAAGTCTTTGAAGAGGATTTGAACTTCGAGTATAACAGCATCCATTTTTTACTTGAAGTGAAAGGCATTGGAGGCACCTCAACTGATGCTCAGTGTGCTCAGATCTCTAAAATCGCACTGCGTAGAAAGAAAGCATTTCCGGGAAATACATACAAAGCTGTATACGTAGTAAACCATCAGCGATATAAAGCACCTAAAGAAAGAGAACAGATACCTTTTAACGAGAACCAGATTACTGATGCTGAGATCGCTAATCGGGGTATGACGTTTACCTATGAGCTGTTTAACATTTACCACATGATTGAAGTTGGCGTTATCAGCAAAGAAGCTGTTCGTGAAGCCTTCAAACAAGAAGGCCTGATCGACTTCAGAAACAGCCTACACAAGCTGGATTTTAATCACTGCTACAGTAAAGCACTGGTTTACTCTCTCATCATTCCTGAAGGTAGCTCTTTTTCAGTCTCAAAGACCGACAAAATAGCAGTTCAGGACAATGAGAACCATTGGCACCTGCTTTCTATCGAAGGCATTGAGATAGACAAAGTAGCCTATGAAAAGGTTAGCAGCGGTAATGTAGGTATTAAGGTTGATAGGCTTGTATCAGAAGCGAGAGACTTCTATGTAGTCAAGACAAGTGAAGTTACAGAATTTATGTAATTCCTGCTTCTGGCATTTAGCCGATGGCCTGAACTATTGCACCTAGCTGAGATTGCTATCGAATTGGCAAGCCAAACCATATGTAACCATAACAAAATCACTTTACCCAAAAACTAATAAATCAGGGAGTCTTTCCAAACTCCCCTTCAATTCACTTATTAAAATACGGATTCACACTTTCCACCGCCTGCTGTACCAGTTTATTTCTGGTCGCCATCAGCCGGTCAATTTTTTCTCTTTTCTGATCCGCCGTGAGTATCCGATCCCGCCTCATCATTTCAATCTGGGCATTCAGTGCTTTCACTTGCTTTTGCGTCGCTGTTAGCCCCTGACGCTGCGATAATTTCCCTCTATTTTCCTCTATCAACTCATTAGCATCATCGCCACGCCCCTGCTTACGGAAGCTGTTAATAGTGCTGTTGATCTGGTTGGCTTCGGTCATCATGCGGTAAAAATCTTCAGTGAACTGGGTAGACTTGGCCGGATCTGAACCTCTGAAGAATGATTTAATCACCGGTAACTCATCCAACCGCATGGCCGGGGTTTCGCCGTAGTCTTTCAGGTTACGCATCAGAAGATTGGTCGCCCCCATCACATAGCCGCCCAAGCTGCCGGTGTAACCCATCACAATATGATCCAGCATCTTCGGTGACATATTGGTCGCCTCACCTATTTCACGCATTAACAGGCTGGTCTGGTCATTATAACGGGCCCCGGCCATCAAATTGCTGTCGGCCATGTTCTCAATCGGCCCACCTTTGAAGAAATCATAGTTAACATAAGCCTCGGCAATCGGCATCGCGACTTGTGGGATAGGGTTGAATGCCATCGTTTCCATAAAGTTATGTGCCACCAGCTTGCCAAATTTAGCCCCGGTATCTTTACCGCCCAGCGCGCGGACAAATCGCTCAGGTAAAGTGCCAAATATCGCGCCAAACTCGAACGGTTTTGGAAAGCGAATATGTTGATCACCAATCCATACATGCCAATAAGTGTCTTTATCCCAGTCCTGTAGCTCTTCATAACGTTTATCATCCCAATTCAGCGCCATCAGTGCCAGAGAAGCCGCTGTAATCATACCTCCACGCTTTAGTACCTCACGCGGGTCCTCTTTGATACCACGGCCTAATTTACTCAGCCCCTGCATGCGGGCGTTGAAGAACGGCAGCATATCACTCAGGTTTATCATGATTTTACTGGCCCCCATCATGCTGAAGTCCATTAAGTCGCGAGATTCAAAAGCTGCCTGAGCCTTACTTTTCCCCGATTTAATGGCGGCCTCATAAGTGGCCAGTCGGTTAGCATTCTCCGCCGCTTCGCTGAGATTTTTATATTTATGCAAACCCTGTTCAATCTTGCCCATTACCTCTTTGCTGTTGCGGGCAATTGAGGACTCAAATTCTTGTATCTGACTATCGTTGTAACCTTTACGCCGTAGAACACTACGAATGGTTTTAGCAGTCGATGCCGGATCATAAACATTCGAATAACCACCACCAAAAGTGGCACCGGCAAACATCATATCCACCAGGCTATCATCAGTGCGTAATGCTTTTTTAAATCCGGCCCATGAAGCGGTAACAGGCTTAAAACCATCTTTGTTAATAGCCCATGAATGAATAGAGTCACGCATAAAGTTACGGATGATAAAGTCAGGCATGGATGTGGTGCTGACGGTCAGCACCTTTTTAGCCTGGCGGGCCGCTTTCATAAAGGTGGAATTACTGCGCTCAAGGTCAATCATAGTAAAAGCGCGATACAGTTCAGGATCATTAACCCGTACCAGTTTCTCCTGACCATCAACAAACACCTTCACCACATCTTTGCCGATGCGCTCAAAGTCCATCTTGTTCGGTGATTCAATCACCTCCAGCACACCAGTATCAGCAAGGTTCACCACTGACCTGCGCATTGCTTCATTTTTCATCGAAGCATCAACCGATTTCGCCACGTAGTTAAACAGGTTTTCGATAGGATCCTTAATGGTCAAATCGCTGCCTTTTAACTTGCGCACGGTACTGCTCTGGTTAGCAATGCCTTTGCTGGTCCACGGCCCCTTCACCTCGCCATTTTCTGCTTCACGGTAATAGGGCAAGTACCAGGCATCCTCCCACTGTGCGCGGCTTTCTGGATCAATCAATCCCATATCCTGTTGCAGATCCAGAATCGATTTAATAAAGGCATCATACTTTTTCTTCTGACCTTCGAATAAAGCCTCATTACCCCGGTTAAGGGTTTTCATATAAGCAATTTCGTCGGCATTAAAGTTGTTCTCTTTGCCCTCTTTCATCAGTCGTTCAGAGCGATGGCCGGCGATCCATTTAAAGAAGTTTTCCCGATAGTTTCCCAGTCCGTCGAGAATACCCATAAGAGCGTCCTCTTTACCGGTACCGGATTGTCGCTCTACTATCCCTTCGGCTTTGTTATAGCGCGGCAAGCCATGCTCTAAAGTGGCAGCAGTCACAGAGCCTGCCCCGGCAGCCATACGCGCTCCAATGTAGGCAGAACTTCGTGCATCATTGATACCAGCCGCATCCTCGGCATACTTCAGCGGAGCCATGCCATCAAAGGTTTTAGTATTGAGTTTACGACCGGTTTCTTTTAGCCAGGCTTTCAGTTCCGTTTTATCTTTGCTGGTCACGGTGCCGTAGAAAGTCTTGGCCTTATCAAACCACCCCGGCTCAACGTTAAAGCCCATTTTGCGGTTGGTTTCGGTGTCCATTGCTGGATTGGCGGTGCGGGAATAGAGGGCATCAGAGCGTGAGAAAGTATTATCAAACTCCCGCGTCCCCGGTTGTTCGCCATCATACATAGCCGTCTTTTTAAACCGCCCGGCGACGGTGCGCAGAATATTACGTATTTCCGTTGGGGAAATATCACTCGCGTTCATTATTCCGGCTTTCTTCAATGCATTGATCAGCACAGAAACAAAACGGTCCCACATCGCTCCAAGGCCGGTGAGTTCTGAACGCTCAGCCATGTGAGCCAAAAACTCATTAGCCTGCATTTCGAGAGACTCATTGCGGTATGATTTATCGACTTCCCGCCAAACATCCTGAATTTCTTTATTTTTGCTGTCACGCGTTTGATGTAACACACGCATGATACGATCATATTCCACATCGCCAATGACGGAAGCTAGCCCGTGGTGCGCCAAGACCTCATGACGCAATTTAGCCCGAAGCTCGCGGTCAGAAGTAATGTTATCCGCTACCACAATCACCCGGCTGAGTTCCGGTTGATATATGGCATGGACAATGCCGAATTCTTGCGGGATCCCGCTCGGCATCATGGCAGCCGCTTCAGCTTGGGTTTGCACTACCTTAACTTTGATTTTGGCTGCACCATTCAAGTTGCGCACCCACACATCCGCGATGACTTGGGCTCTCCCTTGACGTATCCCCTGAGTAGGCTTTTCACCCGCAGCGGTGTGACCGGTATCTGAAATCACATTGCCTTTGCCAATGTCAGTCCCCTTACGCGAATAGAAAGTGATACCTTTATCGGTTGGCTTGGTATTGAGGGTTTGGAATAGGTGATCAAATGCCTGACGCACTCCGCCGTTTAATTCAGCTTCAGTTGGATAGGCATAAGTTTCAGGGTTTGCATGTTCGTCAGCTTTGCGCAGGTTAACCAAGTAGTCGTTCGTGATGCCTTTACTCTGTGCTTTATCCAGCAGATAACGTTCAAAGGCTCGCGCTGACATTTCCAGTTTAGTCGTCCAGTAAGCTTTGCTTCGGCCACCGTCCAGCAATGCAGCCCGCTCCCTCATTCCACTATGGGTAACTTTATCGACGGCACGTTTAAAGGCGTCATGCACTTCTTGCCGGACTGGATGGATGATTTCTTGCCTTTTACCACCGCTAAATTCATAGTGCGGACGTTTACGATCGGTAATAAATTCTGATGAACGCTTACCGGATGCCTCGCCATGTACATCATAGGTGCCAAAATAGTTATCCAGTGCATGGAACCACTCATGCGCTAGCGAGCCTGCGCCATTACCTTTGGTGAGATTGATAACCACTTGCCCTGGCTCATAATGGGCTTTGGTTCCGCCCTTACCCCGTGCGCCAAATGCCAGCCCCAATTCACCATTGAGAGAGAGAGCTTTGGTCGGCACACTCAGTAATTCGGCCATATCGATCAGGGAGTCATAGGCGTCGTTTAATTCAGATTGACGGCGTGGCCCCTCAACATAGTTACCAAACTGCACCCCGCGGAAGCCGAAGGCATCACTAAATTGTTCAGGCGTCACATTACCCTTACGACGCTCAATACCAGTACGTGGCTCATTAGTCGCTTTGCGTTGTTCCTCGCGAGAGACTTTGCGTAATTTATCCAGTTTGGCTTCAATTTCAGCGCGATTCTCTGCCAGATAAGCTCCTGCCTCGTTGGGTGTTTTGAAGCCCGCTTTAAGCGGCAAAACGCCCATAGCCCCTTTGTAGCCAATAAACACGCTCTTATCTGCCCGCCGAGTGTAGATCTCTAACTTAGCCTGTTTAGGGGCTGCTTCCCCTTTATCACTATTGAGCTGAGTCTCGATAAAGGCCTTGGCTTTGGGTAATATTTCCGCCATGGATCCCGCTGAAATATTTGCTATCACTCCCCTTGGCGCGACCAGCTGATACAGTGTTTTACCGCCGGGATAGCTCTTGCCGTCAAAATAGGTGTAATGACCGGAATGGATCGTATATTTAGACGCCTCTGCCATTTGCGCAGGTTTGAACTGTGAGATCAGATCAATGGTATCAGCGGCAGAACGCAAGGAGGACTTACTGCGAAAAATGGTTTTTATATCGTCAACACTCGCATGACTATTGATAATGGAACTCGCTAAATCACGAACCCCCTTAACCTGTTCAGCCCACTGATTAAGCTTATAAGGGGATCCCGGCTTGGTGGGGATAAACGAACGTAATGCCGCAAGCAATGCCAGTTTCTCTGGTTCAATGCCATTCTCATGCATTTTGGTGTAATCAGGGTGCGGGAATAGTTTCGAAAGAGGCTGTTTCTTAATTTCTTCAATATCATGATCGGCTTTCAGTGACTCTGCCAATTGGCCCCATTTATGCTTCGCCGCCCCCTTAAGTTCCTCACCAAAATCATCAATTTTGGCGTCCCTATTTTTGGCTTGCCCCACTGGCTCAGGTACAGGTAAGCGGACACCGTACCCCTTTCCTACAGGTTCAATCGTGGCACCAGGCACCTTGCCCCATTTGGAATACTTAGCGACTTTCTCACTGTTGAAGGGTTTGCCGAGATGCAGTCTTAATTCACCGACTTGCTGCTCACCAGACGCCACAACGCCCTCATTAGAGGGCGCTGTTTTCGTATTTGCCGTTGTTGGCTCAGGTGGCAATCGCACACCAAAACCATCACCAACCGGTTCAATCACCGCCCCCGGCATCTTGGCCCATTTCGTGAATCTGGCTACTTTTTCATTGGGGAATGGCTTGCCGTGGTGCAATCTCAACTCGCCTTGTGGAGTTCCTGATTCAATATGCCCCTCTTTGGTTGATGCAATACCGCTATCAGTTGATTTTGCAGGTAATCGCACGCCAAAACCGTCGCCTACTGGCTCAATAACAGCACCTGGCATTTTTGCCCACTTAGTGAATCTGGCCACTTTCTCATTAGGGAATGGCTTGCCGTGGTGCAATCTCAACTCGCCAAGAGTTTCACCTTTTGCATAAGCTTCGGTACGTGCATCTATAGGGACACCACCCGCACGCTGACGCTGATCGGTAATCGCTGTTTCAGACTGCGCTCCCATCGCCTCAGTAAAGCGGCGCACATCTTTACGCTGCCCTCCCTCAAACTGCGGCGCTTTCCCTGACTGAACCTCATCCGGGTTAGTGGCTGGCCCCTCGGCAAAGATGATGTTTTTATCGGTAATAGCCTGCGGATCTGTTTGCCCATCGTAGGTATGGGTTTCTCTGACCGCGCCTTGCTGCTCTGCCTGCTCCCTCGGCAAATACACTTGCCCGCGAGTCTGTTCCCCGGCAGTAAATTGCGGCGCGGCACCGGCTTGGGTTTCATCACCTTGAATTGGCCCCGGCATGAGGAAACCTTCGCCCGGATGAATATTACCGGGCGCTGGCAGGCGTGCCGTTCGCTGCGCTCGAATCTGGTCGGCTTGCTGAAGTATCGCTAACTCATCAGGTGTAAAACCTTGCTCTCCTGACTCTATTTGCTGCTGAATAAGATCTTGTGCGGTCGGTTGTGTCACAGGTTCGGCAAGTGAACGCTGAACATCGCTATCATCAGCAAAGCCTTGCACCCGAGGATCCTGACGTAAGTAAGCTGGGGTATCGCGGAAATCATCAATCTGAGAATTGGGTACACCATTTTCACTAACTGAGTTTTGCTGTACTGCCACTTCAGGGGAAGTCTGATTTTCAGGCTGCGGTGTAACTTCCTGCTGTTGGGAGAGATCGATATTTTCAGATACTGGCGAACCCTCGATATCAACGGGGGTCTCTGGCGTGGTTTCTGCTGCTGATCTGCGACCGCGAATCCCACCGATAGTACCGGCCCCCATACCAATCCCACCCCCAACAATTGCATTGTTGGCCCCTGTTTCAAAAACATCTTTCATCGGGTCAATTTTTTGGCCTGCGGTGTTAATTAATTGCTGATTCTGGACATATCGCTGGGAGGCACCTTGAGCAAACTCAGTACTGCCTTCCGCGAAGGTTCCCGTCGCTGCACTAGAAATAACACTTTTAGTTGCCATCTTTTTAGTAAGCAATTTTGCTAGGGTATGATCCCCCAATGTAGAAGCGGCAATATTAATAGCCAGCATCCGAGGATCAGCAGTAACACTATTAGCAGCTTGTTCTGCAACCTGGCTTCGAGCCAAAGTTAATTTTTGTGTGTCAGTTAATGAGGAATTAGAGGGGTCGCTATCAATATCAGCAAACGCTTTTTGGAATGTTGTGCTTTCGAGTAATTGATCAAAGGGGATGGAATTAGTCTCTTCACGCATATCAATACCGCCTTGACCTTGAGCGGTACCCGTCGATACGCCAACAAACCCCGTGACTTGGGCTCTCCTTTTTGCCATCTGAGCAGTTTCTTTTGCTGTGGCCCTTGCCGCCTCTTCAGGAAGCACCTTAATTAAACGATTGTAGGCTCCCTTTTCAGCCATCCTTTCAACCGCATTAGCCCCTAGCTTTGCCCCACTTGCCGTTAAAAACATTTGCGATATTGATGGGATTGCATTAATCATCCATGCATCTTTATCGAATAGGCCAGCACCAGCTTTAATCCCAGTAACATTTTTATTTTTGTCACGTTCAAAAGTTATAAAATCCATCGCAGCAGCTTCTTTTGCGCCCTCGCTATAATTGCTTTTGATTTCTTTCGAAGCGCTTTGAGCAAGATCACCCACCCCACCAATCACTGCATTACCAGCACGTGATAACAGATTGCCGCTGTTCGCTTGCATCACCCTCAACATTTCAGGACTAACCGGAATATCAATCAGCGGTTTCTTTTCACCACTTCGATATTCTGATGCTTTATCATCTAAACGCTGATTACCCGCCTTAAATAACTGAGCATTGCCACTAATGATATCTGTTGGTGCCGTCGCAGCGGAAAGAAGTACATCTTTTAAACCTATGCCAGGGTCATTGGCCTGCGGAGCTTTTGACTGTCGCCCTGCTGCCTCACGCGCAGCCCTGACGGCCCCCCAGTCGAAACCAGTATTCGCATTTTCACCTGGCTGCCGGATATTGAGCGTCTCGCGATTGCTGTTAGTAGTTTGTTCTTCTGGGCGTTGTTGTTGCGGATCGTAAGCCACTTGGTACTCCTTTATTAGAAATGAACCTTTGGTGCATAGGAAACCAGCCCACCGAGGCGTACCAACCGTACTGGCTCCTCAAAAGCTCATTTCTAATCAGGTTCGATGGTTTGAAGCACATGCGTTGTGCTGGGGAAACTGGAATAAAAAAAAACCGGCAGGCGAACCTGTCGAGGCTAGATTTCGTGCATAAAAAACCGAAGGGCTTTTTAAAGCTCACTTCGGCATCTTTCTGGAATTTAGCGCGCCAGTTTTAAAAAGTAAAACGTTTGCTCTGCCAGTTACTGTTTGTCTACCTGCACTTTTATTTTGAGGTCATCAGGCCATTGGAGTGACACAGGTTGCCCATAGTGAGCGGTGATTTGCGCAGTTGGGATCGCCACATGTTTCTCAACTGTGCCATCGATGGTTTGAACACCGTTGAATACACGAATATTTATAGTGGAAAGATAATCAACTTCTCCAGAATATTGGAGTTTATATGTATCTTTACTTTCTGGTGAAATAGTATATTTAAGTGTCACTTTAGGCCGATAGGCCAAATGTGTTCCTCTCACCTTGTTGAAACTGGCAGGATTTATTGTCATTAATCGTGTTTCAGAATAGCTACCTTCGTACTCGATTGAATAAGAATTTGAATGAGGTAGAAGGTTAGGAGATGTGTACTTTGCATTGAAAATGACTTTCTTTGACTGAGTTGCACATCCAGCCAAAATCATTGTAGCCAAGAGTAGAATTAATAGTTTTTTCATTTAGATTCCGTTGTAATAGTATCCGCACTTATTAAGTGGTTACCATGACATCGACAAAAAATTAAAAAACTTTAATCCTTACTTTGCGATACCCAAAAATAGTGCCAGGCAACGTTCAACTTCCTGCATCGTGGTATAACCCACTGAACCAAACACAGCACCGGTTTTTTCTTTCGATACTGTCATCGCTTTATCCACCATGATTTGTGAAGGTTTTGTCAGCCCTGCCTCAAGTCCATCCTGGATTGTCACCCTGAATAATGGCGCATCAACCAGCGTGGACGAAATGGGAAGAATGGTCACACTGTCCAGTCCATCAAAATTGTCAGACTGAATCACCAGTGCCGGACGAGGTTTTCCATAAGCCCCCTGTAACGCGATAGTGATTAAATCGCCTCGTTTCACTATTCCCATTCTCCTGAGTCAATAAAATCAGTTAATACTGACTCCATCAAGCTATCCATACTTTCGCTTTTACCTTTTGCAGCCAGCCGACTCTGACGCAGACATTCAGCCTTAAAATTTGGGTTCCGACTATCAGGCACCCAAATTTGCACAGGCCTCAGCCCTGCCTTACGAAGCTCGTCACGATGTTTTTGGACTCGTTGTGCGATACTTGCCATGATTTTAACCCTCTGGCATTGTTTCATGTAACGAATAATATAGGGTACTTTCGTGTTACATGCAACACGTAGCAAACAGAGTGTTTTATTACCACCCCGTCTGTTTTACTAAAAGACGTGAGCATTACTCTGCCACAGAGTAATCCTGTAATATCGTTGGTTTTAAATCTTTAATCAAACACAATGCTAATAGGGCCGTATTATTTACACTTTGAATATTGGTGTTCTCATCGCAGCAGGTTAATAAATCCAGAAGTGCCATAATGCACTCCAGTTTATCTTCATTTCCTAAGTCCATTAGTAATTTCTCCATGTTTCAGAAAACGCTGAAGCCGTGTCAGAACGTAGCCTGTCACTAATGCGTTTACTGATTGTTGTATACCGTGCTCACGATGCTCCCAGCGCCCCAGTTTGACATCCAATAAATCGGCTGTGATCTTTTCTTGATAGGGCTCATTACGGCAGGTGCAGCGACGAATTTTAATGCCACAAAACCAAAGTTTTTGTCGATGAAGAGATATTATTTCACCACTTGGTTATAAATATCCCTCAACTGCTGTGCAGTCCGACTGTCTGATGCGGGTTCACTCTGAACCGGTTTGACCGTAGCAACCTGCTCAGTCTCCTTTCCTTGCTGTTGTCGTCGCTGCTTCCACTGCATAAAGAATTGTTGATCTTGTGGGTTATTCATATCAGGCGATATTCCAGCGTTCTGACTGTACTCTTCGATAAACGCCTGTAATTCTGCCTGTTCCTCGGCTGAAGGTTCTGCCTCTCTGCTGCCATAAAGCTGGGTAGCCAGTCGGCGGCGTTTTTCAGTATTGGATTTAATATCCTCCCTTGCTGCTGCCAGTTGTTTCTCGTCCAGCAAGGTAGCGTTTTTATTTAATATAGCCAAGTGTTTAGCTTCGTCTTTACCGATATCAAGTAATTCTTTGCGATAGCCTTCGCGTTCTTGGCGCATAGCAGCTTTATCTGGCGGATTAACCATGCTGCCAATAAACTTGGCTCTATCTGGTTGGTTAAGCTGACCCACCATCTGGCTGTAACCTCTGACTTTATTCATAAACTCATCGATAGGGATTTTCGCTACCTGGTTATCATTCACATCAGCGGAACCAAATTGAGTCATAGGTTTGTTGGCGGTTGAACCATCACTATAAGTGACTTTCAGACCGGGAATTACAAACTTGCCATCTTCACTGATACCAATATGGGCCAGTTCTTTACTCTTAATTTTCTTCCCTGACTCTGGATCGACTTCATCAATATTGCGTTCAATATAGGGGGCCAGCGCAGTATTCATCGTTTTTAATACTTTCGGGTCGTTATAGTTCATTTCCCCGGAAAGCACCTTCGGCATAATCTGGTTAATCTCCATCACATTATCAATTGCTCCCTGACCAAAGAAACGCGAAGGGTGAAGCGGATTATCCTTTGAAATTTGCCCATACAATTGAGGGTCAACCTGACCGGTGGTTTCAATTTGCTTATACAGCGCCTGAACAACCGGCATTTCTTCTTGCATGCGCTGCTGCCGCTCAGCGTGAGAACGTTGGAAATTAAACTCGTTCTTACGCATATTGAGTTCCTGCGCCCGCATGCCCAAACTGGCATTTGCCGTGCGCTGGTTGGCTTGTGCTAAGCCATAGTTCTTATTCCACTGCTCATCACCCACGCTATCTCGCTGTGATTTATATTGGTAATCTCGATTATCAGTCTCTTTGCGCCAGTTAACCTGATCCTGCGCCAGACCATAGTTACGGTCAGAGTCCTTAACCTGTTGCTGTTGTGCCGCATCCCGCAAACCCAGTTCACGGTTACGGCTGATAGCCTGATCCGCAGTATTGAAGCCTGCCAAGAAGCCGTCTGCTAAACCCTGTACGCCCATAATAATGATCCTTTAGAAGAAACTACTGGCCAGCAAACCTACTGCGGCACCAATGCCTGCACCAATCGGCCCACCCGCAGCGCCATAGGTGGCACCCACCGCCATGCCAGTACCGGCCCCCACGCCAATCATGCTCATTTGGCTCTGTTTCTGTTGGGATTTGAGCTGCTCATTGGCAGATTTGCGCTGTATCTCACGGTTAGAAGCATCACCTAGCCCTTGCATGGCCTGCTGCCGAGTATCCCGTGCAACATCAATCAGTCCGTATCCCATTAGTTACTCCCCCCGCCAATACTCATTTGCTCGCGTAGACTTGCACTGCCACCGGTTAAAATATTCATCTGCCGATCTTGCTCAGCTTCCCGGATACCATTCTTCGCCCCGGCAGTGGCCAGTGCTGAGCGCAAGCCTAAACTGTTATCGTTCGGGTTTGCCGTCTGAGTAGTGCCATAACGCGCCAACTGATTTTGAGTACCCAACTGAGCAGAACGCAAACTGTTAGCAGAACTATCACTGACGCGGGTTAATTGCTGATTCATTAGTTCGCCGCTGGTAGCCAAACCCATCAGCTCTTTTTGCTTTGGATAAAAACGAGTGAGCCAATCGTTATACTGATCACGAATAAGATTGGCATAGGTATCAGATGCTTGTCCCATAACTACCTCCTATCATTAGCTGCCGCCAAAGATGCCAGTGGATTTACTACTCACGTCTTTGAGACCATAAGTCGATTTGCTGCTAACATCCTTGACCCCATAATTACGAGCGGCCATACCACCAGCAGCACCAACTAATTGCCCTACTGCCTGCCGGTCACTAAGTGATTTCTGTGCATCGCTGGTTGCTTTACTCAAACTCTGGCTGGCAATGTTGCTATAACCAGACAGTGCATCCGCTTTTTGCCCTGAACCCATAGCGACAACATCCTGTAACCCGGCGACATATTTATCCTGTTGTGAGGTTTGCGCCCGGTTGGTGGTGTCGATTTGCCCGGCCACCTGATCACTTTGCAATGTTTGTAGTGTTCCCTGAAATTTACCGCTACTCGGATCAACACCACTCGCAGCCAATTCAGTAGCCGCCTGTTGGCGTGCCTTACCAAACTCCTGTTGATAACCTAAGTTGACGGTCCCGGCGGCATCGTCATATTTCGACTCGTTATTCATACTGTCTACTTTGCTAATAAACAGATTTTCCATTGGCTTAAGTTCGTTCTGGTACAGCGCCCATTGTTTACCGGCAATTTCAGCCGCTGCCAGTTCCTGAGAGGTTTCTTTAACCTCGGTGCTACCGCCACCTTTGCCCATAATGACCTCATACCGGTATTTTGAATTTCATCAGTCCATCTTCATTCGCCAAACGCTCGAAACCGAGTTGTCGCGCAATGCGGATGAAACCTTTACGTGCAGTATAAAACTCCGCCCAACGCCCACCTATCATGCGAGTCAGTTGCTGAACCTCCGGCGTGTACTTAACCAAACCTTGCGGCCCGCTACTGATACCCAGCCAAACCACCACATAAGGAATGCCTTCTTTCATTCGCGGGCGCAGGACTATCACTGCATCGTCCGCTGAAAAGCAAAACGCCTGCTTGTTACGGCAGGTGTCTTGGACATGAATGAGAAGTTCCGGATCCCCAGCATCTCTGGCTATTCGTGCCAGTTTAGAAGTGAAAGTAGTTTGCAGCATCCAGCACCATAATAGGAATACTTGAAACGTAATAGGTTAATGGGCCATGGGATGCCGGTTGATTTCTGGCCCATCCCCAAGCAGGGCCAATTTGCGTGCCATTGCTGTTCACCCAGACATAAACCTGCCACGGGTAACTGTACATCGCACCAATATTGCACGGCGCATACATTGGTCTGGCGATCCCCTCAACACTCCGCATTGAGCCTAAGGCCGCACCGGTTAAAGGAATCAATTTAGGGCGGGCCAGAATATCGTAGCCCGAGTTATAAACCACTGAGCCATTTTGTTTCGAATAGATTTCCAAGCCATATTTGCTTCGATTCAACGCACCATTACCAAAAATACAAACCTTAGCTCTAATGGTCGCGCCGCCGCCACCATTGATATAAAAAACGCGATATCGGCGGTCAGTGGGATCAGGCGACATACAAATGGTTTTGCTGGTATCTTCGGTGTAGAAATAACACATCACCTGATCCGCCGCGAAGGCCGGATTAATATAACTGGGAAGCCAACCGTCATAGATATCCACCTCGCCTTTAAATAACAGGCAAGTGAATTGGCTAATATTGCTAATACCCGTGAAGTTATTAACACCCATAAATTGGATACCATAACCACTGAGTGTACCTGAGCTAGGCCAAATATAAGCACCATAATATGAAGCAGGAATTGCACCACTATAATTAACTGAATTAACCCGTAGAACACGATTGGCATCTAAATAAGGTTGGTTATAGGCAAACCCACCCGGCACCCATTGACTACCACTGACACTGTAGTTAATCCATGCATATGAGGACATCCATAGAAAATAATCATAGTCCGGCGGAATAACTATCCCTGTATACCACTCACCATATGTGAGCCCCTTACTGCCCATACCGGCAATTTTAGTCACTGTGGTTTTGTTATCCATCACCACCGATGTGCCATCCGGCCGGAATATTTCTAAACCGTAACGCGACACTGCCAGACACCATTAAAATTAAACTCAGGTGGAGGATTCTTACCCACGGACATACACGCTGTTAAACTAATTAAGCTTGCCAAGACGAACCATAAGCGCACCATTTTCATTGTATACCTCTATTCTTTCGTTAGTGATAACCAGGCCGATGCTGCCCGCACCTTGTCTAATAGTGATTCTTCCCGTATTTGAAACACTGAATAGGTCGCCAATCTTCAGATTACCGGCGGCATCAACTGTGAACTTACCGTTATTTATCGTGGCACTATTAAGCGTGGGCGTTGAAATGCTGATCCCCGCTTTAACTTCATCAGCGATAATGGTTTGAGCATTCAGAATTTTGATGGTGGCTTCACGGATAGCAGCTTCATCAATAACTACTCGCCCGTCAGAAATAGAAAACGGAATAGCATAAGAACCGCTATCAGTAGGATTGTTTGGGTCAAAGACAAAAAACTGACTGGCCGATATGGCGACCTGAGCAATGGGTTTGCCCTCAGCATCCCTGCCAGCGACAATCCCGATCCCGGCGGTGATGCCGCTGGCATCAACTTTGGTGCTCCACATTTTCTGAAATGCCTGGCCGCCATTCTGGTCAAGCTCATTGACGCTATTGGCGAGTTCACCGATTAATGGCGATTCATTAATTTCCTTATTAATCAGGTCAATGATTTCATCAATATCAGCAGCGGTTTTGGCCGGAGTTCCCTCACTGGCATTAAATGGCCCCGCCACACCTGCGGAGTTAATAAAGCGGATCCAGTAATAACCTTGCCAACCCGGATCAACCGGGTCGCCATAAACCGCCGCCGCCGAGCTGGCTACCATCACCGCATTAGCCAGGTTATCTTCAGTGCTGCGATAGATTTCCGTCAGCGAATGCCCACGGTAATTCGGCATCTCCCATTCCAGCAGTACCGCGCCAAAACCGCCGTTGGCTTTAAAGTTTCGTGGTTGAGTGGGAAAAGAGGGGGCTGGGCCAGTATTATCATTGGGATGAGGTTTGAGCTGTAATTTACCGCCCGCCCCTGCACGTAACTTGGCTAAATCCAAATCAGCCAACTCGGCATAAGTGACGGCACGATGACGACCGTCCCCACGCTGACCGGTCAACACCTCTATATTTTCCGAGAGAGCAGCCGCATCACGACCTGCGCGAAAACCTTTGGTCATGCTGGCATCTCCGCCATTGATGTACTCAGAGTGATACGGTCAACTTGCGCGTAGCCCCAGACCTCAATGATCCATTTACGGCCAGTGATTGGAGGCAGTTTCAGGAGCCCATCAATTAAGGTTCCCGGAGGCAAAGACAAGACCGGTGAACCATCAACAATCAAATTGACGCCCACGCGTATTGCACTCTCGCTCATAATCCGCAGACATGAAAACGATGTACCCGGTGGGGCGAGAAACGGCTTGCTACGCCACGTAATAGGTAAAGGTGTGGTACTCACTTGCGAGATAGTTAGTTTGTCGCCTTTAATGGTATAGAGCGTATCCGACTCCAGATCGTTAAAGGCCGTATCAAAAACGGTGGTCAGGTGACGGATATCCATCGCTTGTGGATCGAAAATAAATCCGGCGCTGGTTCCTTTCGCCGTCTGGTAAATCGCCAGATATTCACCTTCTACCTGCCATGCTTTGATGCTTTCCGGGTTGAAGTTTTTACGCCACTGGCGCGGCTCGATAATCTGCTCAGTGGCAACTAATGCATTGCCAGCACCATCAACCGATACCAATCCATTGGGCGAGGCGTATAACGCAAAGCTGTCCATACTCACCATGCTGCGGCGGCTGACACAGGCTTGCATCACCGGTAACTTGGCGTTGGTAATATTGGATGGAGTGATCCCACTAAACAGATAGGGCCGCCCTTTTGTACCGACCACCAGACCAGCACCGATAGGGGCAATAGCCACAATATCGTGCTCGGTGCTTTGCTTGTAATTTTCCGGCCAGGCATAGGGGAGAAACGCCTCAGAGAACATGACTTGGTTACCAGCAAAACCTGCGGCTATACCGTTTGCCATCAGACACAAACCAATCATTTCATCTGGCGGCATCAGGAAGTTTTCGGTTTCCAATACCGGCCCAAGTTCTTTATCAAGCAAAGTGTCCTGATACACAAGCACACCAACGTCCAACTCGACCAACAGTAGATAATCAGCAACCCCACCGCCAGATGCAGAGCGATAAATGCGGCGGCGGGTGATATTTGAATTCTGGCTGCCAGGTGGTTGCAGGGCGAGGTCTACGCTACTGCCGGGGTACACAATGGTCACTTCCTGCGAAACTGGCCCCGGCGGCCCCTCTTCCCCATAGCCCGTGACATAGGTTTCAACATAAAAACGGGTATCGTCATCGGTTGGATCATCATCACCATGATCAGCTGGCGGCGTAATTGCAGTGACCTCAATAGGATTAACTGGAGCTGGAATGCCCAGCCGAAAACTCACCGCTGGGAAATTACCCTTTCCTTGAGTCGCTATTTCATTGCTGGTGACCTTGGGATATTTGCCATCAGTGAAATATACCCGCTCATATTTATCCTGCGCCACAGGACTGCGAATAGCGTCAACAATATCGGACCATGCAAACCAGTAATCATCGCGGTACCGAAAAATAGTTGTTGGTTTGAGGCTAAAGGTTTTCACACCATCCACATCAGCCATGATCGGTGTAATAACTCCGTGACGAAAATGACAATTTTTAGCTACAGTGGCCGCTTGCTCAGGCAATAGATGTGGAACCGCCCGAGGCATTTCGCCGCGCATGGTGGTGATATCGATAGCTGACATAGTGAGAGGTTTCCGGAAGGCATAAAAAAAGCCCCACTTAAAAGTGAGGCTTGGCATCTTTGGGTTATTTAGCGTGTGAATTAGCACTCTTCAACAGGTATTATGTACACCGGCCTATTCACATCCCATTTCCTTGGCCAAGGTTCCCTTCTGAGACTTAATCGTATTTGTAACGTCATCAGGCAAGTCTGACCAGATATTTAATTTGGGGCTTGTTTTCTCTTCGATAGCATCGACTGTCACTTGATAATCACAAAATTTAAATTTCTGATGCATGATTACTCTCAAAATCATCAAGTTCTCAAAAATGATACATAACGCGAAAACAATGACACATTAGATACCTGTTTTATCTATTTTTTCTGCAATCTGCTGGATAGTTGCAACTGCTGACTGCGCCTCATTACGGTAAGCCCATGCGCTATCACAATAATCAGATGCATTTTCTGCTGACAGTAGTGCCGCCTCTTCGCTAGCTTTGGCTTGGGTTTTACTTTTATTAGCTTCGTGCTGAGAATCAGCGGCTGCTCTGGCCCATCCCTCCGCGTGAGCTGCATCCATTTTCGCGTCAGCCAATGCCTGGGATAGGTCACTTGCAGCCTGTTTCGCTTCATAACAGTAGTTATCGGCATTCGTCGCTGACTCGATAGCTCTTGCTACTAACGCTTTGGCTGTACCCAGATCCTTGACCGCTAACTGTGCTTCATTACGGTAAGCCAGGGTGTTTTCTGCTGACAGTAGTGCCGCCTCTTCGCTGGCTTTGGCTTGAGTTTTACTGTCCTGTACGGTGCTGGCAGCCCGTACTATCTCACTATGCTGCTGAGCCACTAATTGGGCAGTATTGTCTACAAATATTTTGACCTCTTCGGCACGATCCGCATCCCTGCTCGCGTCTTTTACAGCCCGTTGGACTTCATTCCAGAAGTTATCGGCGCTCATCGCTGACTCGCGAGCTCTTGCTACTAACGCTTTGGCTGTACCCAGATCCTTGACCGCTAACTGTGCTTCATTACGGTAAGCCAGGGTGTTTTCTGCTGACAGTAGTGCCGCCTCTTCGCTAGCTTTGGCTTGGGTTTTACTTTTATTAGCTTCGTGCTGAGAAGCAGCGGCTGCTCTGGCAGCTTGTGTTATCTCACTATGCTGCTGAACCACTAATTTGGCAGTATCGACTACTGTGATTTTTACCTGTTTACTGACTTCACATGCCGCCTCCGCGTGAGCTGCATCTATTTTCGCGTCAGCCCATGCCTGGGATAGGTCACTTGCAGCCCGTTGGGCTTCATTCCAGAAGTTATCAGCGCTTACCGCTAACTCGTGAGCTCTTGCTACTAACGCTTTGGCTGCACCCAGATCCTTGACCGCTAACTGCACTTCATTACGGTAAGCTAGTGCATTTTCTTCTGCGTTCGTTGCCCGGATTTCTAATGTTCTTATCGTTGCCAGAGCATTGGCCATCTGCTGTTGAATCTGTCGGAAGTACAGGATCACATCAGGTGTTAGTTCAGACTCCATAATCTGCTGCTTTAGCAACTGATTAAGTGTACTGGGGCCAGTTGTGTTATCCAGTGTGACCGCACCATAGACGAAACTGCGACCATTCGCCGCCACCGTGATCGCGTAGCTACCTTCCTCCAACTGGATGGCGTATGCGCCGGTACTGTCTGTTCTTACCGTGGCTGAAAAGGCATTTAGGACAGTGAGGCTATTAGCAACCGCAGTGAGGGTGATTTGTGCATTGATTACCGGCTCACCGACCGGATTAATCATAATGCCGGAAACTGTTACGCTCACTGTCCACCTCCCTGATACTGCGCTTCTTTCAATTGCTGGGCGAAACTCTCAGAATTCTGTTTAACCCCCAACTGGTCGCTGAATGCCTGGTAATGCTGCATAGCTAAATTGAGATTGGCCCCCGCGTCACCATCTTTACTAAATGAACGATACAACATCCAATCTACCAACGGATTCACATAGAGCTCATCAATCGGTACCGGCGTTTTATCTTCTAGATCATTGATAGCGACGGCTACCGGAACTCTGGCAACGACCGCCTCGATATCCGTAGGCTGAGCAGCGCCCGGAAAGAGGTAATACACTTTGGGAGTTAATTCGTTATAGGTGTAACGCTCGACTGAGCCCGTCATTTGATGCCAGTCAGGATATTGGCTATCCAGCACATCGCGCGGTACCGGCCTTAACGCCCTGCCGTCTACTAAACGAATCATTTCAATTAAGCGGATCGCGCCCTCCGGCAACGTCTGTTTAGTCCCAACTTCAGTGGCCATCACTTCAGTCGTGGCTCCCGCATCTGGCCGCGCCAGAATGACTGCCCGGACAGCATCATTGTAATAATCACATAGCTCCGCCAACGGCCAGCGTAGCCATGCAGTATCTTTGAGCTGGGTGTTAACCCGCCCAATAATCTCGGCAATGGTGATCATTAGAAGAACTCGTGTTTACGAACAGGGTTATTGAAGGCGGTGATCGGGGAGTTATCCAGCGCCTCACGGAATGCCCGACGATAGCCATCGACAAAGCGCACCCCGAAGTATTGTGAGCGCTGCGGATCCGTCCACGGTTTGCCTGACATGATAAATAAATCTTCAAGTGCGCCAATAGCGATTACGTCTGCATAGTCGTCTGCCAGTACATCCGGCACCTCAGTAACATCACGCCTTGGTTCAATGGCAAAATCCACAGTCACTTTGGTAAACTGCTGATTGAAAATGATTTGATTGGCAGACTTTACGGTAAATTCAATGCCAGCCGTCAACGGAACACCCAGCGCACTGGCATTACTGACCTGATCAGTGAGGTCTAATACCCGTAGACGTTTGACGCATTTCACCAGATCACTGTCCGTCAGGATATAAGTCGTACCCAGAGCAACATCATTAAAAGTGACAGCGTCACGGCAGAGCAATGACTCACGACAAAAAGTGATCGCTGCATCTAATGCGGCCTGCTTCATCATGATATCTAGCGGGCCGCTGATATGCTTTCGTATGGTTGGTAGAAATGCGTCAAGTGTTGCCATCGTTATTCAGCCTCAGTGCTAGCCACGTTCTTGGCCTGAATGGCTTCACGAACACGAGCGCGGAAATCATCAACCTTTTCCTGGGCACCCTGCTTGATATCCAGATCTTCAGATTCGACTAACGTTGCCAGTTGAACAGAAGTCAGTTTGGCAATATCAACATCATCACCACCGATCTTCAGGACAAAACTATTTTTTGCCGCCTCAAGTTTGGCTTGTTCTATAAGTTGCGCAGCCAGCTCTGCATGTTCTTGCTCTGAGGCTTGTTGCAGATTGAGCGTACTTTCCAATTCATCGTGTCGAATAAATACTGTTGGGAAATCCAACAACTGATGGGCAATGGCACTTTCAACCTCGACCGGTTTATGGCGCGGGAATACCAGGCGGCTACCGGTAATGGTGTCGCGTTTTTTTTCTTTTAGGCCGATATAGACCACGGCGATTTTGTTAGGCATGGGAAACTCCAGATTGCGGGTAGTAAAGTGGTTAATGACAAAGCTATTAGTCACTTAGTGAGTGAAAGGTTTACCGCACCTCGGGGCACTCCGACGGCTCACGCCGTTACGACCCCAACGGCACAAATTCCCCTTCATTTAACTTTGTCAGCAGTTTCAAGCCCACCTAAGCAGGCTTGTGTGAAATTAGTAACCGACAGCCACGTACAGGATATTCACCACCAGACGGCCATTTGCCGCGCCACCGGCAATCACCGCAGTCACTTTCTCACCTGCTGCTTGCGTGCTGTAAGGAACAATTGGCACATTTTTTGCGACAGCAGCGGCATGGCTGGCGGCGGCCACTAATGAGGTGGTTCCGCTCTTAACCTCTACGGTAACACCCGCACCCAGTGCTTCACTGACCACACTCACACCGTAAATACGCATGCCGATAGGCAATTCCAAAAACTCAATCACATCACCGGCAGCAGCATCTTTCAAAATAATCTGCCCTTCAGCCAGCGACAGGTTTCCTTGCGGGCCTTGATATACTGCATCGCCCATAGAAGGCGCTTTAATAATTGTCATAACATTTTTCTCCAGACAAAAAGAGAGCAGACCGAAGCCTGCCCTTGGGGTATTAGCGTATTGAATTACTGAGAGATTACTTGCCCAGAGTGACCGCTGAGTCCACGACCATGACGCCGTGGTCATTGACTCGGCCATCTTTCTGTTTGAAGCGTATCTTCTTCAAACCGTTGATCCAGCGGATAGAGACTTCAGTACCGTTGCCATGGTCCACTTTCTCTTCGTTGTAACCGAAGAAACCGCCACCATCGCCAGTACCGTAAGCGTTAGCCAGTGCCTGGCCGCCCAACAGCATAGCGCGGTCAATAGTGGTGCCGGTGGTGATGATCTTGGTTGATGCCGCCAAGTCATTATTGGATACCAGCACTTTAGAACCCGCGTTGAAGCGAACGGGGGTTCCGCCATATTTACGCACCAACACATTGCGCCACATGGCACATTCGCCCTTGAACAGCGGGTGATCGAAGCCCTTAGAACGCTGCACTGCTCGGGTCATCATTGCTTGCCAGTCTTTACCGGACGTGGAGGTATACCAGTCATTCCACTGGCGCGGTGTCACGTACAGCACAAAGTACGGATCCTCATTAGCCAACTCATCTTTAGACATACGGATAGGCTGTAATGGATGAGCCATTTCATCAAGGAACAATGCAATGTTATCGACAGTGGCCAGCGTGAACAGGTCCGCTGCATCCAATGTTTCCATTGAAGTTGCATCACCAGAATAGAAATGGCGGTCATAGGTTGGCGGCAACACATCGTTAATCATGATCTTGCCAAACTCACCGTGATCAGCCAGCGGCACAATGGTGTCATCTGCCATGTAATCACCACGCGCCCCCGCCAGATGGAAGGTTGCAGACTGGTCCTGCACATCATTGAAGTAAGTCCCCAGCAGAGTGCGGGCGGTCTTATTCAGGTTGTGTTTGAAACGCTGCTCAGACATCTTCCCACCAGCATCAACCAGATGGCGGCCTTGGTTAATCTTCAGTGAGAAATCCGCAAATGCCAGATTTTCACCGCGACCAGCCAATTTCTCATCGCCCATAGTTGGACGCTTAGACAGTTTGTGTACGATCTGCATATCTACTTCATCACCCTTCTGCTTTTGCAGATCAGTGATACGAACAACCGGTGCATTGTGGCTGGTCTGGGTAGTACCTTTCTTATCAGGATTGACCGACTTCGGCGCTTCCTGTTGTTCGGTTAACACGTTAACAAATGAGCGGTTACGGTTTGCCGCCGTAAACAGCGCTACCTGCATTAGCTTATTCGCCTGGGCAGAGGTGATAGTGGTCATAGATACTCCATAAATAAAAAACCCGCCAAAGCGGGTTGAGGTTAATGGCAAAGTGGTTGAGAGTTTAGTGAGTGAAGGGTTTACCGCACCTCGGGGCACTCCGACGGCTCACGCCGTTACGACCCCAACGGCACGATTCCCCTTCATTTAACTTTGTCATCAGTCTGACTCGCCGTAGCGAGTTGAGGTTTAAGTCAGTGAGGTGTTTAGATTGCCTGCTCTAACAACGCCTCAATTTGGGCATCAGTCATACCGGCAAACATTGCCTGTAACTGATCTGGAGAAGCGTTAGCAGCCTGCTCCAATGGCGAAGCTGTATGAGTCGTTGTTACCCCGAGATCTGACGGTGAGCCAGGTACTTGAGTCGCCGCAGTTGCAGCGGCCAGTTTCTCGGCGGCAATACGTTGCACATCTGCAGTGGTCTGTGTGGCCGCAGGGGTGGTGATGGTCGTAGCCTGCTCTTGTTGAACCGGTTCGACCGATTCACCGTAGGCAGCCTTGGTGCGTTTCGCGACTTCCGCAAAGCGCTCAGTTAAAGACTTGTCTTTCCATGCAGGGTCATTTTGCAGAGTTGTATCGATGTGTACCGCCAGTGTGAAGCGGTCAGGGTCTTGATCCTGCCATGACTTCAAATCAGGTACCGCATTGATGGCATCTGCAACCGGGTTACCACTCGACTGATGGACGGGCTCTGCTGGCTGACCTTGTTGCAGGTAATCGATTTTCTGCACCACGGTGTCCAGCACTGCCGCCATCTCCGGAAAGTTTTCACGGATAACATTAATTTGCTCAGGGGTAACCTGTGCTTTCTCAGGTAAAGGAACGGGCTGCATACCGGCAGAGTTGATTTGTCGCGTTAACGCTGCCAGTTGACGCCGGGCTTCAGCTAACTCCGTTGCCGTTTGCTGATTGGAGCCTACCAAACGCTGTTTTTCCGCCCGCTCGGCCACCAGCACGTCGTAAGGAATAACATGCTGACCATCTTTGCTGAGAATACCTTTTGGCTTCTCAGTGCCTTCAGTGGTTGCCGCTGGCGTGGTTGCTGTCGTTTTAGCGATTGGCACTTCCGTGGTTTGTGCTGTAGTCGCGCCCGGCGGCAGCTCGTCTTTCTTATCGCCCGTATTTACTACCGCATTGGTATCTTCAGTAACAGCAACAACTGGGGTAGTCGTTACCGCGGCTGTCTGTGTTACATCAGAAATATTCACATCACCAAATCCATCGATCAGCGCTTCCAACTCTTCTGGCGTTTCATTACCTGTTAATTCAATGCCCACGTTATGACTCCTGCATGACTATTTACCGGATAGATCCGAATGAGAAAGGCGTATCGCTGCCCATGCGAATAAGCACTCTTGGATAAGAACGCTTAGCGGCATGAACCTTGATAGTAGAAAAAGAAAAGCCCACGAATGGTGGGCGAGTGATTCAGATGAAAATAACAGATGCCAGAAAGCAAAAAGCCCCGCGATTAGGCGAGGCTTAATTCAGTGCAATGTAGTGCATCTTTCGGAAATCTAGCGCGTATTTTGCAAGCATGCAATAGCTAGAGTGGTATTTGGTCAATTTGACCTTGAATAGTCTGCATCATCTGTTCGTGTAAAGCGCCAATCTCTTCGGTCACATTCTGCATATCTTGCAGCACCTGCCCCGTTTTCGCCTGAGTATAAGCATCATTGAAGCGCTGACCATTGGCTAATGTTGCCTCACGTTCCGCTTGGGCATTAATACGTTGGGCTTCAGCCTCCAATTTGGCAACCTTACCGGCAATCTCGCGCATTGCCAGTTCTTGTTGCTGTTGCTGTAACTGTTGCTCCTGTTGTGCGGCCTGCTGCTCTTCTGGCGTCATTTCATCCGGCGATTTCGGTGTACCCAATGCGCCACGGATCCGCTCAACAAATTCTTGTTTATTTGGCAGGTCTAACAGTTCTACCCACATATCCAACACGCTAACCTGAATCTGCGGTGGCAGCCCGACAATAACTTCAGACAACCGTTGTGCCAGTTGCGATTTATAGGCTGGCGTCTGTTGAATCGGTGCCAGAGCGATATGCGCACGTAGCCGTGATACATCGTTATTCCTCCGGCCAGCCTCTTCGGCGGCATTCAATACCACCTCTTTGCGCTTGCGTGGATCATCGCGATTAATCACTACCGGATAGTTTCGACGTTTAGTTAATTCTTCCAGCAAATAGCACAACAATAACTGGCCCACTTGTTGGCAAGCAAACTGATAGTTATCGTTGATCTCCGCCAAGGTAGTCGCCCCCTGCTCTACCAGGTTACTGATGGCCACACCACTGGATGCATTGGAGTCTTGCCCGAGGAACGCGGAGTAAACACCCAGACCATCCTGAATCAACTCCATGGATTCCTGCATCACTTGAAACTGCTGCTGGGCAACTTGGAAGTCCTGCTGGATATTTAATGCATCTGCGGCAGTGGTTTTATTGGCGCGGTTGGGATTGAGGTTAATCACCCCGTCGGGACGTTCAATTTCTTCAGCTAATTGTTTATCGGTCATATTGGTCGCGTCCGCATCCTTAATCACTCGCTTGGCCTGTAATAGCCAGGTCAGTTTAATGCGGCGGAAATTGACTTCATCCTGTGCCGGAATGGCACGGCAGGCCAAACCATACGGTGCTCCGGTCTTATCTTTGCGATAGCCCCAGAACGGGATCAGTGGAAACATGCCTTGCGGCGCGGTACAGGGGCGGTCAATGATAAAGTGAGGGCCGACAAACCACGATTCGCGGATCCGGCTGACTCGTGCCATGGTGACCTGAACCCGGTCAGTGGCCACCGCCACAGCATGCATCACGTTGTTCTTGTCATATTCCACCACGCGGCCATTACTCAGTTGCAGAATAGGCAGGCGTTGGAAAGTGCGATAATAGATAACCTGAAGTAGCACGCGCTTACGGTTGGAGGTGACCCACTCGGTGCTTTCACGGCTCCACGATTGATATTCTTCATAGGCACTCATCAGATCCGATTCTTGCCCGTCAGCCAGAACTGTATCAACAAAGCCTTTCCATTCATTGAGGGAATAATCGATGATTTGTGCTTTATCGGGGAATGTCCCTTTCACCTCGTCTACATCCAGCCAGCGCTTACGCATCAACCAACGGCAATCACTCAGATCCGCCTCGCGGCTGAACCAATCCCAGAACACTTCATTACGATGAACGGTAGACACTTTAAATTTATTATCGAATGGGTCACTGTTGCGGCGCACCTCAACCCACGATAGCCCGGCTTTAATTTGCTCGGCATAAGCATCACTGCGGGCCTTATTCAAACCACTTAGTCGGCAGGCATCAGCAAACTCAGCATTGACTGCTTCGGCCATTACTTCCATTTCTTCATTAGGATCATCAGCAATCACCATTAGATCGGTGCGGGTCTTAGCCTCCATGCCCAGCACACCGTCAATAGTCGGAGCGATAAGGTTATGTTGCGTTAATGGTTGTCCGCGTTCTCGTAGCTTTGCTACCACTTCCGGTGCAAGCTGGTCACCATCGTAATAGGCGCAGGCGGTGTTGGCATTAGTTCGCCAGTCTGGCTGATGGTCAATATCCGAAGAGATATCCATCAATCGCTCAAGTGTAAAGCGGTCACGGTTTGCTGACTGAGATTGAGGAACCTCAGATTCATTAGTTGGGATATTCATCAGATAGCCATCCAGTGTTTAGGTTTAGAACGGTCAATAGGTTGGTGTTTCGGACGTGCAGGCATTCGCGCACGCATTTCTTGTGCAATGGCATAGCTCATCACCTGGTCATCAAAACACCCCGTTTGGGCATTCATGCGACCTCTTGCGTCATAAACGTAGGTATTCAATTCATTGATGGTGCCAATCCAGCGGACTCCAGAAGCATTCTCACGAAGCAGCGACTTAAGTCCTTCAATAATGACCGGCTTGCTTTGTGCTGTAGTTAGCCAGCCAAGCTTTGGTGTTTCATCATCATGATCACGGTCGAGGTATTGCTCTGAGTAGATAGAACGGTGTGGGTAAACTTCACGTAACTTCTGTATGACTGCGTGACCGTGGTTGTTTCGTTCTGGACCGATAAATGCAGTGTTGTACCATTTACCAACATGGGCTAGAAGTTGAGCGAACAATTCAGCATCCAGATAGCCGAACCAGTGGGCGACCTGTTCCCCAGTAGACTTTTTCACCACATCAAATGATGATCGGTCGCGATTTTCCAAGCCCTCAGCCACATCCCCACCAATGGCGTAATCTTCATCAGGGTCTGGCAACTCCCAAACTAATAAGTGATTCAGCAATGTGCGTTGAAGTTCTTCTGCATTACCTGCACGTAACGCCTGAACTTTGGTTCGTTTGCCAGTGACGGGCTCAATGTCATATACCAGCAACGGAGACTTACACTGACCTTCGGCCTGCATGACATTGATGGCGGCGAATACGCGGCGGCCAGATGTTAGAAATGCCTCAGACGGCGTGCTGGGAAATTCCTGTTTCATTTCCTCCTGCTGCTCAATCTCTTTGCGGATATACCACTGCTTTTGTTCATCGAGCAAAGTGATACCCATCGTTTGCTCAACAGCAGCAAAATACTCCTGATGGTATTTACTTAAACGCAGACCGCCAGTTGGCACTGAAGTTTGATATTTAGGATCTTGCCACCAGGCAAAGAAATGGAATTTATAATCTTGTGATGTGAGCGGTAGCTTTAATTGGCCTAAATCCATGGCTCGCGTGCTCATGGTGTGGAAATCGCCGCCTACGCCTTCAGCAGTGCTTTCAATAAATACAATGCAGCCGTCTTTGATGGCGTTGAGCGTTCCCGTTCTGACCTCTTTCGCCTTGGCCGGATACTTGGCGCAAATTTTTCCATGCTCTGAAATATGTAGCCGTTGCACCGTCCCTGAGCGAAATGAGGTTGATACGCGGATCTTGGAACCATGAGCAAACTCGATATGCCCACCATTGGCACCTTCACGTCGGGTGCTCACCGGAAAGGTGGTGCGTAACCAAACAGGCAAGTTATCGAATGGAACAGATATTTTGGTACTGAATATTTCCCCTGCCGCCGGTAAATCCTGAGCGATGATCCCACAGGAGAGATTCTTGTTAAAAAGCGCCTGATCGAGAAGGTAGATATCTATCCCTGTTGAGAAGCCCAATTGGCGAGCTTTTAGAATGATATTTCGATAGTGCATATTCTGGAACAACTCTCGCTGTGCCGGGCGCATACGAAAAGTCACTAGCTCGCCATCTTCATTGACTATCTTGTATAGGTTATTCAACCGCCACCAAACATCAGATAAATGAACTTTGATATAGGCTATCTGTTCTGCCTCAGTCATTACGGCAATATCTGCATCGTTAAGTCTATCGTCTTGTTTCACAGCAAACCGTCCTGTCCTGAGTCCCTAACTTCCTTCACTGCTTCGCTGAGTGGTGTTGTAACTCCCTTGCCTTCTGACGTTAATTTTTGAGTCTCAGCCTCCAACTTAGAAGTGGCTGCTTTAATGCGGTAGGTATCAGCCTTTAAACGAGGTCCGTTGATGGCATCCAACTTCAATTTACTCAAACTGTTCTCTATGGATTCAATACGTCCAATGTTTCTATCCAGCGCTGATTCAGCCTTGAGCAGCTTGTCATACAGTTCTATTCGCGCTTCAACAGACTCCGCTGCAACTAAATCCTCATGGATTTTCCGCATGGTCTTGGTCACTGATAATGCCCGCGCTCGGGTGAATATCAGTTCGTCATGAAGATCTGAATCAGCCGCTGCCTCAAACAAATCATCTGCATTCAGATAGCGCGCATAAGCACCATGCTTTCTGGCTGCCTGATTGCCGGGAGTAAAAGCGCCAACCGGATTGGGATTACCTGCATTACCTTCTGAATGACGGTTGCCTTTGGTGAATTGCCCGTTGCCCGATCGGCCGGAGTTCGGTTTCTCGGCTGGCTCTGACTCGGAATCGCGGTCATCGTCTGCGTCCGATGATAATTTCTGTTCTTCCTCTTCCACGTCATCACTGTTTGCGCACTGTTGCGCAGTAGCATCGGATTGCGCATTGTGCGCAGTTCTACGGGGTTTCTTTTGCGCAGACTGCGCAGCACGAGGTTTGATATAGCGGCGTGCAGATTGGTAATTAAGTCCATGCTGTTCACACCATTGCTGAGCGGTAATCCCAGTATCCGCGTTATCAGCCAGAAAGGCAGTTTGTAACGCCTCCCAATCATGCTTTGCCATAGTGTTCTATTAGTCTGTTGTGGGCCATTATTGAGCCACCTCTTGGGAAGTGACTCTGTAATGACTGACTCCAGCTCATTTATTTCCCGTGGATTGTTGTGATGGCAAACTGCGGATCAACTCTCTATCGTTATTGGCCCGGTCTAACAGGGTCAGCAACGGGTCAAGCCACAGCACCGCTTGGCGGTAAGTCATTCTGCGGGGGGAAGTGGCACCAGTAGTGGTTCCGTCAGATTGGCCGGAATGGCGCATTGCCCTGGCACGTAGACCGTCCGTATAGTCGTACATCCGCTGAGCAGTAGCATCAGGGAGATACCGATCAGCGCATTCCTCAACTTTGAGGTCTTTGCGGTTTTCAATTTGCCTTTCCTCGCTTTTGGCAGAAATGGTGACGTTATAGCTACCGGCTTGCGCCGCTATCTCATTGGCACGCTGGAACTGAAAAGCCTGTAATGCCTGGGTGGCTTGTGATTCATCCAGCTCACTTTGCAACTGTGATAATTGCCCGGCCTTTTCAACCGCAACTTGGTGGAAATAGAAAGCGGCAGCGCCAAGGCACAGGATCACCACCAGCAGAACGCTGGCAATCGCGATAAGCAGTTTTGTGGACATATCAGGATCCAGGCTTAATGCCGTTTACTATGAAAAAAGCAGGGGTAATGGCATACACCAGTGATTCAGATTTCACGTAGCGTTACCAAAACAGCATGTAAATGGGTGTTATTCGCTAATTCATAATGGTTTTATGGCATCAGACATAATTCGCGCTCGACTTCACGGCGATTGACTAACCCTTTCCAGACCTTGCCACCGGCCTTAATCCACCTGCGCAACTCATCGCACGCGCCAGAAGTGTCGCCACGGTTGAGCTTTTTCACCATGGTGGAGTTGGTCATGGCAGTAATACCGACGTTGTAGCCAAATGATGCCAGGGCAGCCTTGCGGAAATCAGACATGGGAACGTTAACAATGCGGTCAATGGCGGCAAATACCGGGATCAAGTCTTGGTGCAGCAAAGCATCACATTCAGCATCGCTATAACGTTTGCTGGGGATGATATCTTTGCCGGTGTGACCATCGCAGACCGTTAGCACGCCAACTACATCACGATAAGGCAGATACTCCCGCCCTTCCAGACCCTCACTGCCGCCAAGTAACACTATAGCGATCGCCATAGCCCCACCAGCGACAACACCGGCAATTTTTGTCATTAAGCGTTTGGATATAGTCATTATTTAATTCCTCGAATGATGGCGTATCCTTCGCGGGCGGCTTTCTCTATGGCTTTGGTTTGACGACGTTGCCAATAGGCATTTAAGAAGAACGTGGCGACGCAGATAATGATGCCGATAACAATGGCCCAATCATTGAGGGTTAAATCATTTAACAGCCTCCCTAACTTGCCAATAATCACCATCACCACCCCAGTAATGTACGAAGCCAAGGATGTTTTTTCAGGCATTTTCATGCTCCACCTCCCCGGTTTGGGGAAATAAAAAAGCCTGCTGGGCGAACCATGCAGGCTTTGAGATAGTCAGAACTGACCGGAACTGACCAATAAAAAACCGGAGCAGCTTTTAAGCATACTCCGGCATCTTTCGGAAATTTAGCGCGTATTAATCATTCAGTCAATGGAGGGTATTGCAAAAGGTCATTATTCATCAACGCAATAACCACCGTCATCTGCTGATTGTGATTCTCCGCCCCACCAAGCAATGCTCTTTTAACCTCAGCCCACAGTTGAGACGCTAAATATTCTTTACTGGGATTAGCTAAGACTATTTTTGCTCCCTCGACGGCATAATCTTTGTTATTAGGATATTTTCTTCGACGTAAAATATAATTACCTCGTTTTATTCCCTTTACCCAGCCGTCCTCACATAAGCCGAGAAATGCAGATCTAGGGCATCCTTTTTCACGGCTAACTTCACTTGTCGTAAAAAAAGTTATCTGCCGCAACCATGACTCTTCTAAATCTTGACCGCGAATATAATGCTTCACCACCTCTATTGCTGTATCACCATATATTCCCATATCAATCCCCGATTTCTTCACTCATTCGTTGCTTGAGAATATCAGCAGCTTCGGACTCTTCTACATATAGCCATTGCATGCATTCTTTAACCACCGGCGCATATTGCGCAGCCCACTCCCCGGCGGGTATCTCAGTCCCTATGATGCCCATGGATTTGCGCAGATGTTCCATTGTCGGCGGTATACGGCCACCACCACCGCATTCGTTGCATGTTTCTGGATGAGGTCGCAGAATTTTACCGGCACCATGGCAACGTGGGCATACCTGCGTTATAGATGCCTGCTGATTAGCCCATGCCCGCAATGCTCCGCGTTCTGTTTTGATTTTAGACTGAAGGGCTTTTATTTCGTCTGCCAGTAATACGATAGTGCCATCATCAAGTGCCTGGGCTTTATCTCTTTCCAGCAATTTGATTTGCTGCTGTAGACCATCAACGACTTTTCTGGTCATTCCAGTCCGAGATCCGTAACGCCGCAGTAAAGTTGCAATTTGCTCTACCTGCGCCGGGAGATTTCTATCCAATACCATATTCAGCGCTAACTGGCAGGCAGCAATGGCTCGAGGTGGATGCGATCGCTTATGTAGCCACACACTAATTGCAGCTCGTAAGCGTTGCTCGGCTTTGCAGTCATTACGGTATTTGGTCATCAAAATATCGAATCCGACAGGGTGTATATGCTGGCAGGTAGCAAAAGTACCTAATATCTGGTCTTTGGTCAGAACTGCACGACCTCTGCCAATGTTCAGCGATTCTATGCTGACGCAGCGCGGATCGTGCATTTTGATAAGTTGTTCAATTGCAGTGGTCATTGGTCAGTCCTGTGCTTTAAATTCACAAGACTGATTCTATAGCTCATCCCATAATTCGCAACAATAAATAAATCAATTGCAAATTATGGAACGTTTAATTACGAGCATCTTCTACCAAGTTTTTAGCTTGCTCGATTATTTCTTTATAGAAACGCGCTCTCAATCTTTCACCAGAAGGGCATGGTTGCCGAGGTCGATTATTCGTTAAGCTTAGGTTTTCACACCATGTGACAATTTCTAATTCTTTTTGGGTACTTAAAACCAACTCTGATTTATCAAACCACTCTCTGACTGAAAGTATAAATTCATCTGATAATGTGTTGTTTTCGAGTTTAGATAAACGATTAGAAACCCCTTCCACTTCGCCTTTAACAGCAGTCACTTCTTGTGCCAACTGCTCCTGACGGATGATGGTGTCAGCAACCATACGTGATGTCTGAGCAACAATTTCAGCCATTTGAGCTAAGGCTGAACCTTGCAATGTCATTGGTGGCGGATATTCACCATGTTTTGTTAGTGATGGTACAACTTCATGATATATCCAGCGCTGAAACTTTCTCCCTGCTTTTGACTTGTCAGTCCCCATAACTCTATTTAAACCAGGCTGGGTAATGAATACTTCTTTTTCCCCCACAAAACCCTCGTTAGGCACAGGTAACAATGTGTATTCGTCTTGATCTAATTCTTTTATTTGGTTTTTTATCAGTGTAGGAATATATCGAGTAGGGTTAGCAACACCTAACTCTCTATTCTCCTTACTTAAAACAATAAAAATATCCCGCAACGAAAAATGGAGAATGCCATCAATATAGCAAGTTCTTATATTATTAGGACTGTCACCACCGCTTCCCTCATAACACACATTTATCAAGTTTCTACTTCCAGACATTATTGAGCACCTTTAATCATCAATAAATCACCAATACACTATGCAAACTCAAACTCCAGTAGAAAGAAAGCTTAATTTCTAAAATAGCGCTCTATCATTTCCTTCGCACTATCATAACAAAAGCAAATTTCCACTTGATAACCTACATCACATAATTTCGCAATCCACTGATTTTGTTCGACTGATGCTTTACCTTTCTCTGATTTCATCTCTATCCACAACCCTGCATACCCACCACGCGGCAAAGCCAGAAACAAATCCGGCACCCCCTTCCTCAATCCAAGCCGCTTAGCATCCCTCGCAGACTTTGGCCCGCGTTTACCCTCATTGGGGATATGGATCAGATAATCCCCGATACAAATACCATCAATAACAGTTTTATCTGCCCACTCAATCAGCGCAGCCTGTTCCTCGGTTTCCGCCTGGTGGTAAACTTTACGAACTTTCCCGTTACGCACTTCCAGCTTTGCTGCTGTTCCGATGATGCCAATGGCATCTATGCTATTAAGCAAACTGGCCCCCTTTAGCGATTACCAGCGATTCCTCCAGCCAAATCCTAAGAGTTGCATGCAATGCCAGTAATATCGTTTCCTCAAGCTCGCCGGGCTGCCATTCATATGGTACCCGCCCATCAATAACATCATGGCAGCAGTTGCACCCAAATACGGCCCAGTAATCATCTGACTTATATCCCATGCCGTGGGTGGAACTGGGCAAATGACACAGTACCGTTGTTTCCGGGTTACTGTTACAAATACCGGGGATCTGGAGCGTACAGAATTGGCCCCTCGCAGAATCGCGCAGGGCTTTGCTTCTAAATGCCGGGGACTTACTCACTTTTATCCCTTAGATCGCTCTCTGCTTTGCTGATCTGGAGATTGATATCATTCAACTTGAATGCGGCATTCTTAATCCTTGCCCGGCAATTAACCTCTTCACGTTTCAGCTTTTCTAAACCTTCACGATGTTGCTTAATTTCCCCACGCAGTCCTTTAAGTTCCCAATCGACTTTTGTTTCATTTTTCGTTACTGAGTTAATCCAGTCGAATGCTTCCACTACAGCACCACACAGGCGGCAAGTAAGTTGACGCAGATGATCATCAACTAAAATTTTACTATGAGTACAGCGTCGGCTTTGGCTTGCTGCTGGCTCAGCCTTAACAAAATTCAGCATTTCTTTGATATCAGCGTTCTCGTTAAATCGCTTGGTGAATGCCAATACATTGTCACTTTGATCATCATGAATATCGTTATTATCGCTCATTGGTCAGTCCTCAGTATTCCAGCAGTCGGTTAACTGCCTGTTCCATTTCATACTCGTTATCAAAGTGCTGGCCTAATGTCTCATTCCAGATAACACCGGCCACGCCTTTATAAATACGGTCAAAAGCCCCCTGATCCATATTCACGAATGCGATACTCCAGCGCTGCTTCAATGTGCCACCCTCGGGGTTGGGCATCAGGTCATAGAATCCGGCCTTGATCATAACGTGGTTGAAGTAGGCTGCATCAGTCTTTACAGCCTCCCCATCAAACCTCTTCTGGCGCTGCCTGATTACCCTGTCTAATACTGCTTGAGCAATAGACTTTGTAACATTCTCATAGAGTTCTGGATCTCCAGCGGCACTACCCACAGCTTTAGCCACCTCATGGGCTATCCATTCCTCTGGCGCACTAACAAAGGTCCAATCCGGTACCCAATATGAGAAACCCAGCTCCAACAATTTCCAGAATTTACGGTGATGCTTCAGGTTGCGCCGGTCGCCAATTGGACTCATTGAGATTGGAGTGCCCGCAGGCACCCCCTTCATAGTTTCCCGATCATGATCAGTGGCGTACTTGATTCCACCACCAGGTAACAGGACGCCCAGCACCTCAGTCTTTTTCTTTCTCGGGGACTTAGTTCGCTGCGCTGTTGTCATAAAACCCCCTCCGGTTCTATGAGGGATAGTCTGGTGGCATTTGGTGCCTGATCACCCCAAACGTCCCAGCCGGGCGATGAAGTGCGCGCAAACAGTTCTATGCGTCGAGCATTTTTAAATCGGCGCTCGATCTGTTCACGAAAGAAATGAGGTTTCCCCGAGTGGGTACCGGTATATTTTTCTTCATACACGGTGTATTGGTTTCGCTCAGTCTGGTTGCCACAAACTTTGCCACGGGTAAATAGCAGCAGAAATTCAGCGTCATTCATACCCCAAGGGCCGACCACACCATGACGACTGCCGGTATGTTTCTTCTTCTCCCATACTTTATCGATACGGATGAATTTAAAGCCCCAAGCAGCGCCAACAGTTAGTGCCTCCGACACCATGGCGCCCGTTACCCACATGAACAACGCAGCATTTTGACTGGCTATCCCACGAACCTGCATTGTGCAAAGCTCTGTTAAAGACATAGTGGAATATTCCAGACTCACACCACGATTGGGCTTACTTCCATACTGCCAAGGCGGATCGGCGTAAATAACATCGTAGAGCGGGGGTGGTAACGCAGCAGCAATTCGCTGACCGAGCCATTGCATGACATTGACAGCCATGCTGTTGCCGATCGTTTTATATCTTGGACCATCAGCCGCAGCACGACAGCAATCCTCAAAGCTCTTCGTCCGACCACCACGCATCAGATACCTTGCATAGTCTTCTGCCATTTTTTCAGGGCGAATGGCACGACCATAGGGAATGAGCGTGTGATCATCTGGCATGCCCTGTAATCGTTCACACTCTCGTGGAGTTAGGCGACGAACTGCCATCTGCACAACTACCGCGTCGGCGGTGCTGCGTGAATCCAGTGTAAACCCTACCTCTTCTTGCCAGACTTTGCCCTGCGGGCCTGCGGTGTCAACCCTACCGATTTGAGCATGTTGGAGGCAATAAGCTACCGCTGGAGGCTGACCACCATTTGCATTACTTTCACAACTATTTCCCGCTCGTAATGTCGGGGATATATCAACTGAGGTATCACCGCCATAATCTTTATAGCTGAATGCATAGAGAGGAATATCGATACATGTGCTCTGCTGCTCTTTCTGGAAAAGAACCGCAGGAATATTATTACATTGTAGTGCTCCGCTAATTTCTCTAAATCCAAGCGTTGACGAGGTATTGCCGCCAGCCTGCCAATTGAATGCTATAGCCAGATCGGTTGCATCTTTGTAATCTCTTGCTTTGCATGTAGAGGCTGTATCATCGTCGGCATATTCGCCCAGCGCAGTCATTCTGAATGCTTTACTTAAGACTAAATGGCCTGCTGTTGCTTGGTTGTCGTCTGCACCACATGTTCCAACGCCGTTTGCAGTAAGGGCGGCAACCGCTTTCCCCGATTCTCTGCTCGGCGCAGAATCCCGGCGCAGGCCGTCGAACTCAAATAATATTTCTGCGGGATTAATGTCATCTCGAGCACTTGCGACAACGAACACACGGCGGCGGCGTTGGGCCACTCCGAAATATTGGGCGTCTTTGATGATCCATGCGATTGCTCTTTTGGGTCCAGACACATAACCAGCGTTCGTCCATTTTTTCCCTGATGGGACAAGTGGCTCATCTTCTCCGGCAAGTGCTGCAAGGAAACACCCGAATGCGTTGTCTTTGCTGCTGAGAACGCCCGGCACGTTTTCCCAGACGATGATTGATTCTTTTTCGCCACGTTGGCGGCGCGTGTCGTCGATTGCATCGGCTAATTCCACATATGAAAGAGTTAACTGGCCACGGGTATCTGCCAGACCATTGCGCAGGCCAGCAACGCTGAACGCCTGGCAAGGGGTACCACCAACTAGAATGTCTGGGGCTTCTACTTTTTTTCCGGAACGTACAAATTCAGCAATCTTGGTCATATCGCCCAGATTAGTAATAGCTGGCCAGTGGTGAGCCAAAACGGCTGAAGGGAATGGTTCTATTTCACTAAACCATGCCGCTGACCAGCCAAGGGGTTCCCACGCAAGGCTTGCGGCTTCAATACCACTGCACACTGATCCATATCTCATGCTGCACACCCCTTCTTAACTGGGTACGCAGATAAAATGCTTTCGATACGAGCAGGAACCAAATCAGCGTACGCTGGGTTCAATTCGCAAAGAATAGCTTTACGACCATTGCCTATAGCTACGCCAGCAGTAGTACCACTACCGCCGAATGGATCCATGATCACACCGCCAGCCGGACAACCAGCCAAAACACAAGGTTCAATAAGTGCTGGCGGGAAAGTAGCGAAATGGGCTTCTTTGTAGCCCCGAGTGGCCACAGTCCAAACGTTGCGTTTTGCACGCATACCGTCTGAGACGGTATATTTACGATCGGCACGATGAGTACCCACATTTTGCCCCGGTATAACTACCGCACGCTTACTACCTTCCCGTTTGAAGTTATCGCGGGCTGATATCCTCCCTCGATTTCTGTCACTCTTATCCATGCCATGCCCAAAGCCGACACCGCTATTTTTACCGTTGTAGACAGATGGCTCCCTAATTGCTTCATGATCGAAGTAATAGCTTTTCGACTTACTCAACAAGAAAATATATTCGTGGGCTTTGGTACAGCGGTCACGTACGCTCTCTGGCATAGGATTAGATTTGTGCCAAATAATATCTTGGCGGAGGATCCAGCCGTCATTTTGTAACGCAAAGGCGAAACGCCACGGTATTCCATTCAGTTGCTTCCCTTTGCCCCAACTATCCCCCATGTTTACCCATAATGTCCCATCGTCACGAAGAACACGGCGAACTTCACTAAATACCCCAACAAGCCGTTGAATAAACGCCTCTGGGCTTTCCTCTAAACCAATCTGCCCTTCAACACCATAATCACGCAGCCCATAATACGGCGGGCTGGTAATGCAGCTATGAACGGATTGATCTGCCATTTTGCGCATTGAGTCTATGCAATCACCGATAAAAATCTGGTAACTCATTGCATGCCTCCTTGCGTGGTAGGAACCAGCCGATAAAACCAAACCCGCTTACCGCTATCTTCATTTCGGACAGTTCTGACCTGTTTCACCAGCCCATGACGGACAGGATTGATCTCGCGCAGACGTGCGCTTATCGCGGTCTGGGTATCACCTTCACCGGGGAACATCTGGGATAATAATTTTTCGAGATCGCGCAGGGTTCGCCAGTCAGCCCCACTGGCAGCGGCGATCACCCGATTTAACTGGCTGTTGGCCTCGTTTAACCGGCCAGCCAGACGCATCGACCTGATATCGTGGTTAATGCCATCCCTTTCGGCATTGGGTACCTGTGGCTTGATCACCATTACGCGCCCTCCCCGACCAGCACTTGGCGGGTTCCGTCTGGCGTGGGTTGTGACACAATGCCTTCCACCTGCATTCTTTCCAGCAGCCAGGCAGCACGGTTATAACCAATGCGGAGTTCACGCTGTAGCCCAGAGATTGAAGCTTTCCCCCTCGTCTTGATGAACTCCACTGCTTCAGGATAGCGATCATCATCGTCTCGCTCTACGCCGTCCAAATCGACCCATGAACTACTGGTTGCCTCGCCACCCAGCGCATCAACCAAATGGGCAATGAGCGCTGCCAGTTCACCCGTCATCAGAATAAAGTCCGCATCAAAACGCTGAGCGTAATCTTCCCGATCAATATCGTCGTTTTGCTCCAACAGCGTGGCACTGTATTTCACTTTCTTCAGGCTGCCATCGTCGTACAACATGAAGCTAATGCGGCCCTGCCACTCCAGCGCCAGTTTGGTCACCAGTTTACCGGCGGCGATATGCCCACGGATCTCGTCAGTGACCAAATCTTGGTGCTTACTGCGCAGAATGCCACCCTGCTCCAAAACGGCTTTTAGCTCAGCTTCTTCCTGAAGCACAAACCCAGCAGGCGCTGCATCTGAGCGCAACCACTCGGTTAACGTCAGTTCAATCGGGGTATTGAGTGTCAGAGGGATAACTGGCAGAGAGCCCATGGTTTTGCGCAGTAATGACAATGCATTTTCAGCTTTTCGCGCGCTAGCGGCATCGATGATGATTAACCCAGCCCCTGCGTTAATCCAGAGGGATGTTGTAGAGTATTTGCTAAAGGCCCGTGGCAGCAGAGTCTGGATAACTTCATCTTTCAGCGAGTCTTTTTCTGTTTTTTTCAGTTTACGGTGTTGCTCTTGCTCCAAACGCTCAACTTTACTCGCCAGCTCACGGGCGATAACCGGCGCAGGCAAATCCTTTTTTTCACACTGCAATGTGATCAGGATTTGCTGGTTAGCCACATGCGCTAGCGCGGCGCTTTCGTTACCCATGGGCGATATCCAACCGGTTTTTGCCCTATCCTGGCTACCGCAGGGTGTGAATGCGAATTGCGCCAGTTGCTGTTCCAAATCAGCGAAAGAGACATCGCGGGATAGTTTGTAAATCAACACGTTCTTGAAATTAATGCTCATTGGTCAGTCCTCAGTAATTTGATTATTTTGCAAACCGTGGTCGGCGGCCTGCTGCAATGACTCTCGGTGTTTACTGTCCAGAGACTCTTGTAACCTGATACTTTCATCGCGCCATTTCCTTGCTCGTTCCTCCTGATCCTGTTTAATTTTGTCTTTCAGTTCGTCTAAAAAATGACGAATTTTTGTTGGAACTCCTTCCCCGAGCTTGTTTTTGTCTGGTAGCAATAACTGATATTTCTCAGCTTTAGGTTTGGGCAGGAGTCCTGTTGTTACCGCCTGCTCAACCGTGCGTTTTACCGTTTCTTTGTTCCATCCCTCTGATACTGACCACTCCGGTAATCGGCCTGCCCCTTGTGCTGCCTTAGTCAGCCGCTCATAGGCTGCGATGAAAGCCATACGCGCCCCAACTTTGTCACCTTCCTGCATAATTGGCTGAGCAATATTCCAGGCTTGGGCAATTTCATTCGTCCAGACCACAGTGTTAGCCTCATCTTGCGCCGGTAATGCCAATGCCCACGCCTCATTCGCTGACAGCCAATCGGGTTTACCGGCAATATGTTGAATATTGCGGATAATATCGGCAGGTTTTGGTGAGAAACGGCCCTGATCCGGATCGGTCAACCAATTGCTGAATGCCTGGCGTACTGTGTCGATATCGTTGGGCAGCAACGCATTCCAATAGAGTTCCAGCACAGCTTTCGATGCATCTTTGCCGTATATCGCCAGAGTGGCTTTCATGATTTCTGCAAATTCACGTTTATCATCTAAACCCTGCATACTCACCGCCCACCATTGACAAAATCATCCGCAACCCGTGCATTGTGCGCCTCCAGTGCTTCCTGACGGCTCATACCGGTGTTAGGGGTGTGCTGATTCTGTAGCCGACTACGATTCTGCAACCATTCAAATTTCAACCCCTGCCAACCGGCGGCCATGGCTTCAGACAACGCATCATCCACAGACCATCCAACAGCAGCCGCTTTACTCAATTCCTTACCCAACATGTTCACCACCGTCTGCGTCATTGGCGCTCGTTTTGCTTTTCGGTGTTTTAGGTAGTCATCCCAAATTTCAGGGCTAACAGCCATCGGGAAAGACGAAAAATCAAATACCGAATTTTTAACCGCCTTACGTGTGCGCTTCTCTGAAGTAGTCTCTGTAGTAATCTCTGTATGATCGAAATGGGGAATCCCTTGCCCGCCAGTTAGGGAATCCCTTGCTGGCGGCTTGGGCTTTTCCTCGTTCGCCAATTGGTGTTTTCCCGTTTCCCGAAATGGGCTTTCCCCATTTGGGGATTTATCAATAGGTTGCGATAGCATTCCATCCAACCGGTCGGTATCAATCTGATAGTAAATACGGTGTTCTAACCGCTTATTTGTTTCTTTCAAAACCCCCGCTTGCTTGAGTTTTTTACGGGCTGTCAGTTGTTCCTCGTAGGTCAATCCTGTTTCATATTCAATCTCTTCCGTAGTTTTAAAAATGCCAAACTCTGAAGTTTCTTTGCCCGTCCAATAGAAGAACTGGCAGAACAAAATGACTGCGTTTACGCTCCCAAGATATGGAACCAAGCCAGGGTAGTAGGCAATTGGCCGGCCAAATTGGTATATGAGTTCAGATGCCGTCATAGTTCCCCCTACGGCTGCTTTGCATCTGAGGGACTATGTTGACGGGAATAAAACGCCTGAGTCACCCTAGACAAAGCCCCTGTGATCGCCATACGGCGGGCCTCCTGCCCGTCAATAGCCAGTTTTTTAGCCACAATATCGGCAATCAGTTCTACCGATTGTGTGGTGGTTGGCGTGATGTTAGTCATTGGGATTTCTCCTGGTTGATGGGAAGCTCAGGCAACCATTCGGGTACCGGCAGCCCGGCTAGTTTTAATTCGGCATGAACGTGAGCCAGCATTTCGGGAGCCTCGGCAAACATCGCCAAAAAACCACGAATGGCGGCCACATTGGTTTCTACTGCGGGGTTTGATTCCAGCGCGTTGGCGGTGCTTTTTATGGCCACTGCCTCACTTTCGGTCCAACGAGTCTTAATCTGATCTTCACGCACGGTATGGATCGGTAAACCGTTCTTTCCCACTTTTTTACGGGATAGCAATTCCCGCCGAACGTCAGAGGCTATCCTAGCCCCTGCCGTTATAGCGGCAGGTTGATAAATTGTGGTCATTGGTCAGTCCTCTATCTTTACTGATGAGCTGGTTTGGTCAGAACCAGGCTGAGATTTTCCGGATTACGGCCATAGTCGGCCGGGTTATAGGTGTATGGGATGTCCGTAGACATATGACAAAGCAAAGCAACCTTTTCAGGTAGCCCACGTTTACGATAGGTTTTAATTGCTTCATATGAGCACTCAAGGGCTTTCGCCGCCTGATAAGGGCTACTGAAATGGTTAATTACCTGTTCAGCAGCTTTAATGCGTTCATTTAGCGAATTGGTCTTAGTGCAATTCATCGCAGATTCTCACCTCTAAATTCAAGGGTAGAATTATACCCATAAAGGTGAATATATACCGAAACTTTACCGAGCGCAAAGTTTACTAAAGTTGAGTTACTTTTATACCTATGAATACATATAGCACTTTCGGTGAACGCCTTTTGGCAAGGCGCGAGGAACTAGGCATGACGCAGGAAGATCTTGCGGCAAAGGCTGGAATCACTCGTATGGCAATAAGCAAAATTGAGCTTGGGATGACACAGAAACCCCGGGCGGATAATCTGTTTGCGTTAGCTAAAGCCTTACAGTTAAATCCAAACTGGTTGGTTTCAGGAAAAGGAGAAAAAGAGGCTAGTAATCAGGCCGCTATGAAAATCGATAACGCCTCGCCGATTGACATACTCACCAGAGAGGTTCCATTGATTAGCTGGGTACAAGCTGGAGCATTTACTGAAGTAACTCTGCTGCCACGGGATGAGTATGTTTATTATCCCTGCCCCGTTGTATGTAGCCCCGAAAGTTTCGCTTTACGCATAGAAGGCGAATCGATGCTGCCTCGATTTGAGCCGGACGACATTATTTATGTTGACCCAGAATTAATCGATCCACCGAGCGGAAAATATGTTATTGCTCGTATGGAAGGCAGTGCTGAAGCCACATTTAAACAGCTACAAATCCTTGATAACCAACGCTATCTTAAAGCATTGAATCCAGACTATCCGTCTGATGCTAGATTTTTAAAAGTAAACGGTAATTGTGAGATTATCGGCACAGTGGTGTGCCACGTAAAACCAGTATAAGGATATGAAATGATTGTTAATCATCCTATTTCGAAAGAGGATAAATTAAGCTGGTTGGCAAAATTAGGTAGTGGGCAACTTGGTGTTGCTAAGACTTATCTCCACTTCCTCCTCGCTATTATTTTTATCTCTGCGGTTACTTTCTTTGCAGTGTTTGCTGACTGGAATTTCTGGGTCATTGTTCTGGCGATAGTGCTTTATGCAATTTATATATTGAATGTCGGTCAAGGTCTATGGCGCTCATCTAAAATCCTTAATAACAAAGCCTTCAGGATCTTGACTAAGTGTGTGTCTGTATTCGCTTATTTCTGCGGTATATCCGCTTTTATAAGAGCGGCTAACCTCGTACTTCTATATCTTCAGCTTCAGCCGTAACCCCCAGAGTTCAAACCACCCAACCGGCAAATGCCGGTTTTTTTTGTTTCAAATTCAATCCAATACATTAATTACCGAAACTTATCGATCTTTTGGTTGCAAAAGTACCGGTATAGTTATACCTTTTAGGCATCCCGCAAGGATATGCTCTTTAACAAATCGGTTAAGTGACATCAAAACGGTCCGCGTGTACCGGTCACGGTTCAGCTCAGCTAAACCACGCAGTACCCACAATGGAGGAAAAATCATGAAGTAAAAACGCGGATAGGCCGCCCCCCACTGCCTGATTAGATTCAGGCACGCGACGACGGAGTTACAGGTCGGGTTCCCACAGCGGCGTAGTGAGGGAAAGGAGGCGTGAAGCATCACTGAGTAACCGGTTCGCGCCCGGTTAACGCACAAGCAGCTTAAAATGACGAGTGGATTTACCCTGTCGCTGTTTGTATGCGGCGGTAGGTATAAGACCACTGATAAAGGTGTTTAGATGAATAAACCTAGCCTCGATATACAACTACAAATAAAGGAGCTACTGGAAAAATATCCGAGTTTTGTTTTCCAGCAACTCAATAATTGGCTGAATAAAGACGGTCTTATGCTGTCAATTCGTACTATTGAAGAAAGTAAAAAACTAACGGGTGCTGATATAACGATGAGTAACTCGGCTCCCTGTCGGAAGAACCTCAAAAGCAATCTCCAATAATGGTTCTTCTGGAGTAGTGTTTGCCAGCGATGCATAAAATGCTCTTCTCTCTAGTGGCATATTTCTTACTAGTTTTTCTGCATGCGTACTGATTTCAAATATCCCGCACTCGACACATTTATAAGCTTTGTAGTTAGAAGAATCGGTGAACACATAGCTTCCAGCGCTATCACATAGCGGGCAAGTAGATTCAAATCTTTCTTTCATACAGATATCCTTACTTGTTGTGGTGACAGCAAGGATAGCACGCGCCGGGCGTGGATAAATATCCCGGCAAAAACCAACTGAGGACTGACCAATGGCCACAACATCTCGTCAAAAGCGTATGGCAAAAAAACGCAATGCCCATATCCAGGCACTGGCAAAGCGTGAAAGTAACCGAGTTGAAAAAGCAGTATTAGTTTTGGTGCGGTGTAAACCGATGCCAGATATGCCAGCAGTACCCAGCAAGCCCAGAACTTCAGCAGATCCAGAGAAACGGATTGCAGCAGTTGCCCGCCAAAAGATGCGTGGTTGCAGTAAGTTACCTCGCGGCGTGCGTTAAGCATTAATTAGCAGGAAAGCAAAATAAACCATCGGAGCTACAGCTTAGGCTGTGGCTCTTTTTTTTCACCTAAAAGGAACCAATATGAGCAATTTACCAGCAATTAGTATGAAGCAGATTGAATCTTCCCAGATCCACAGCATCGGCCATGACCCAGTTAACAACATTCTGGCGATTCGTTTTAAGTCGAAAGGTGAACCGGCGGCCCTGTATCACTACAAAAACGTGTCCGCTGATGATTACGCGGCATTCTCCGGCGCTGAATCAATTGGCTCTCACTTCTACCGCAATATCAAGCCAGATACAGATCGCTACCCATTCCAACGCATTAACGAAAAGAAAGACGGCGAATAAGTGGCTTTACCGCTGCCTCTGTTCGCAGGGGCTTCGGCAACACTCCTTACCGTGAGGTGCATCGTGAATGAATACAACTATCAGCGAATGGTTGAGCAATCGCTGGAACAGTATGACCGCCTATTAATTTCGGATCCTGATGAGCAAGAGGAATTAGGCAAGAGGATTGAGTTTTTACGCCGTCATTCAAAAATGCTCGGCGCTTTTAAAACCGCTGTCAAAAATGGCTGCTTTATTGCGGGTGCAAGTACCCATTACCTTGCAGCACTTACCGAAACAACCGCTATGGAACTCTATCTGGATGAGGTGCAGGAGGAAATATTTCTCCGTGTTGCCAAAGCAGAAAGAGCCATGGAGTTAGATGCAACACAAAGCACCTTCATAGACTAGGAATAATAATCGCGATAATTATTTGATAGCCTTTTCAATAAAAATTGCTCTGCAATTAGCAAGGAATTCATTCTTTGTTGCTATTGGATCTGCTTTAATCTCAGCCCCCATTTCTGGGTTAGCCTTAGCCTGATTCAATATCGATCTTAAATAGTAATAAGCCGATTTATTAAATTCAGCATCAGCAGATTTTCCTATTTTTTTATTGAAATCATCCCAAACGCTAACGCCTGCGGCGATAGCAAGCTCGTCTGATTTTCCTTCACTGAAATAAGCTTTTAGTGTTTGAAAACCGGCAAGGCAGTTTGTATCTAATATCGTTAGAGTCTTATACCAAGATGCCTCTGATTCTTTGCTTTCACATCCAGTCAGACGATACTCACTTTTCTCATTCTTAGAAAGATCTGAACTCACGTAGATAGTTTTGTGTTGAGTATAAGCAAAGGGAATGAAATCAGCCTCTTGACTATTTTCCCCTGTAATACGGACCTCACCACAAACAAACGTTTCGCCGGTAGCGTTGGTTACTTCAGTGATTGACCGATATTCCACTGTTTTCGGGTTCTGCATGCCTTCACGCATTACCTTTTCCATGGCTGGAATATCTACAGCAAATGCTGATGGGATACTAAGAATTGATGCTAATAAAACTACAAGTTGTCTTTTCATACCTTTTCTTACTTATCCATATCCTAAAAGAGAAAAGCCCCAGCGATTAAGCCGGGGCTATCCCAGGAGTGCGGGACCAACCGCAAACCTACTGAGGACTGAACAATAACCACGAGGATTATTATCAGCGTGGTTGAGTGACCAAACCCAACCATGGGAAAGCATACCATGACTATTGAATTCATCAAGAAACTCCAATACCGCCACCGCGTTACCGGCGACGACTTCAACCTGTATCCCCGCCAATCTGGCCTGAAATTCTTCTTCGCCTGTGTTTTAGGCGCGTTCATGTTTCTGGCTATCGCTGTCAAAATCTGAGGGCTGACCAATGACCACCCAAGCAGTAACAACCAGTAATCTCCCGCCCGCCGTGGTTGGGTTGAATATTGACGAACCAACGTGGAACGCGCTGAAAAACAGTATTTACCCTGGCGCTAAAGATGATTCAGTCATCATGGCGGTGAGTTATTGCCGCGCCCGCCAGTTAGATCCGCTGATGAAACCCGTTCATTTAGTTCCTATGAGCGTGAAAGATGCGGTAAGTGGTAAATATGAAATGCGTGATGTGGTGATGCCAGGTGTTGGGCTCTATCGCATACAGGCAGACCGCTCTGGTAACTATGCAGGTGCACAGGAACCCGAATTTGGCCCTGACCTCACACAAGTTTTTAACGGAGTAGAAATTACTTTCCCTCAGTGGTGCAAATACACCCTGAGCAAACTCATGCCTAACGGCACTATCGTGGAGTTCAGTGCGAAGGAATATTGGCTGGAGAACTATGCGACCGCTGGCCGCGATACCCAAGCACCCAATGCCATGTGGAAAAAGCGGCCTTATGGGCAATTAGCCAAGTGCGCCGAAGCGCAGGCACTGCGTAAAGGTTGGCCGGAAATTGGTCAGCAGCCAACAGCAGAGGAAATGGAAGGTAAAAGTCTTGATGTGAATGAAGGTAAAGAACACAGCCAAGGCAGCCAGCAACCAAGCCAGCCGCAGGCACTACCAGAATACAGCGCGGAACAATTTCAACGCGCGCTTGCTGACTGGACAACGCTGATCAACAAGGGCAAGAAAACCGCCGCGCAAATCATTAACACCATCGAAAGTAAATACACCCTCACCTCGGCACAAATCAAAACTATCGAACATCTGGAGGCAGAAGATGCAAATCATTAATGTCCAGCAAGGTACGCCGGAATGGCACGCCTTGCGCAGTCGCCATTTCACTGCCAGCGAAGCCCCGGTAATGATGGCAGCCTCCAGTAAAATGCGCCGCGATGAATTGCTGAATATGAAGGCCACCGGCTCGGAACGGGAAATCAGCGATTGGGTACAAACCAACTTGTTCGATAAAGGCCACGCGCAAGAAGCCACAGCGCGGGTCATCGTAGAATCCATGATCGGTACCGAATTATTCCCAGCAACCGCCATCGATGATGATGGCTATTTGTTGGCTTCCTTTGATGGCATGACCATGATGGAAGATGTGTTGTTTGAACACAAAATGTGGAATGCCACACTGGCGCTGGCGGTGAAAAATAAAGACTTGCCGCCAGAGTATTACTGGCAGTTAGAACAGCAACTTTTAGTGAGTGAGTCCGAAAAGGTCATTTTTGTGGTATCAGATGGCACTGAGGATAACTTTGTGTGGATGGAGTATTTACCGGTACCTGGTCGCCGTGAAGCTTTGATGGCGGGTTGGCAGCAATTTGAACAGGATTTGAACGGTTACACAGCCCCTGAGATAAAAGACATACCGCAAGGTAAAGCCTTAATGCGCCTCCCTGCCCTATTGGTGGAGATAGAGGGCGCGGTAAAAGAATCAAACCTGACTGTTTACCAGAATCAAGCGTTGGCCTTTATTCAATCTATCAACACTAATCTGGTGACCGATCAGGACTTCGCTGACGCAGAAGAAACCGTTAAGTTTTGTGAAAAAGCAGAGAAAGAGCTGGATCTGATTAAACAGCAGGCACTGTCTAAGACTGAGCAGATTGATCTACTTTTCCGCACCATTGATACCTTGCGCGATGAAATGCGAAACAAACGGCTAGACCTGTCAAAACTCGTTAAGTTGCGCAAAGAAGCTATTCGCCTTGAAATACTGAATAAGGTAAAAGCCGCTCTTGCTGAGCACATTGCCGGTATCAATAAACAGTTGGCTATTGTCACTCTACCTACTATCCCGGCTGATTTTGCCACTGCTATCAAAGGCAAGAAAACCCTCACCTCTTTGCAGAGTGCAGCCAACGATGAACTGGCCCGCGCCAAGATAGCTGCTAACCAATTAGGTGAGAAATATCAGTCCAACTTAGTGCTATTTGCTGATATTGAACCGGCTTATAAAAATCTGTTCGCTGACATCAACCAGATAATTGCCCTTGAGCACGAACATCTGGCGCTGATGATTGATCAACGCATTACCAGGCAAAAACAGATTGAGGAACAGCACAGACAGCAGGAAGCATTGCGGCTTGATGAATTGAAAAAACAACAACAGGCAGCGCCAGTGGCCACTACAGAAACAGTCGCCGCAAGTACGGATGCAACAGTACATCAGTCGTTACACCCTGCGGGATCGGTTAACTTTCCTAAGCAACTGGGCGGGTCGGTAAATACGCCACTAACAGACAAGCCAGCTAATTGGATTGCCCAAATTGATGCTGATTTAGTGGCGGCAGGAATTGAGCTTACTACTGAAACAGTTAACCGCCTGTACAACGCGGTAAAAGCTGGCCGGATCCGCTATTTCTCTATCACGCAGTAACCTTTCATAACTTGCCACGGCAGGCATTCCACAGGTAACCCATCATGACCACACAGGCCACAACTGCCAGTGTGCTGGAGTCATCTCTGCGTCCAGTTCGGGCGCAGTTAGACCTTGCCATCGAGCAGACTACCGGCACCGCACAGCGCTCTATAGAGAGCGCGACTGTTTTACTCAACCAAGCACAGTCCCTATGTATTGAACAACTCAACATCGAGACTGACGAGTACAACCTTTTATTCGACCGTTTAGAAAAAACTGAAAACGACCTAACCACGAAATCCTTGGCGTTAACACAAGTGCAGGAACGCATAGAAAATGCAGACCTGTTAGTCGCTGAAGCTAATGCGCAGCGAGACAGTATTTCAGCCAAATACAATCTTTCACTTTCAGACCAACGCGTGTTGGCTACTGAGGTGAATCGGTTGAAGTCACTGAATCCTGAAAAAATGAAAATCCAGATCGTTCGCCTCAAAGATGATTTGGATAGCAAGCGCACGCTGTTAAACCAGCAACTAACAGAGATCCGGCGATACAAAAAAGAGGTGGCAGAAAAAACCAGCAAACTGGCTGTCATGGTCAATGTTAATGACCAATTAAATAATGCCGTTTCTGACCTCACCAACCGGATCCAGCGTATGGATGGTGACGTCGAGCCAACCTACTATCGTGGCAATGATGGCACTGAATTTTACTTTTATACCTTCCAGTGGGGGCTGAAACTACGCTCAGGTGATTACGATATGCAGCTCATTAACGATATTGACTGGCATATTGAAATTCGCTCCACCAGCGGCATTGGCCTGATCGTCTCGGTCAATGAGTGGGCATTACCCGTCTATCCCATGGTTGATGATTTCAAACAGAACTGGCCGGATGGCCTAACCCCAGCGGTTACCCAGCGTATTCGAGATCTGCTTGAGCCTACTCACCCACACTTAGTTAAGCGGGCTGAGTGGGCAGAAACCGTGCTTACCGAAACCCTGCCGTTGAAAGATCAGCATTTAGAGCTGCTGGCCCGCTCTGGGATCCATTCGTTATTTGATGTTGTCCGTCGAACGCCGGATATGTTGGCTAATGCCGTCAAAGGCTTTGGGATCGCCAGCGCCCGCCAGGTACATGCTCAATGTACCCGAATCGTAAAAGAGTGGGAATTAGAGCAGAAACAGAAGGAAGCCGCATGATGGATGAGGAACTGAACCAGAGTACCGGTAACTACTTTAAAGAAGATGACCGGGGAGACTATACCGCTCGTATCATCTGGCTAATGCGCTGTCGCGCAGAGATCCGCAGTGGTAATCCCTATCGACCGATGCCAAAACCAATTTATCCCGGTAATGAGCAATGGCGTGGCTTATCTCAGGTGAATACGGTCGATATCGGTATTCGTAAGCGCTACTCATTGGAAGTTTTGCTGGCTATCTATCAGTTTCACCGCGCTGGCCACAATGAAAACTTGATTGCCAGTGATACCGGTATTCCGGTGACCACTATCCGCAAAATGTTGGAGCATAAAACCCAGAGCCAGCGCAAAGCATGGCAATTGGCGCACCAGCTCCGCATCCCCTCCAAGAGAGACATTATCAACCGGTTAATACGGGAGATTTAGTTGTAGAGGAAAAACCCATGAGTATGGGTAATTTATTTCGAAAAAATAGACTGAGGACTGACCAATGACCAACGATAAAACTCACCAGATTGATGCACCAACATTTTCTGTATCCCAGCAACCTACTGAGTTACCCCTTTCGGCCTTACTCACTCAGCGTTGCGTCGAGTTTTCCAACAGCCCGAAAGCCTTCGAAATTATCGACAAGGGCATTGAAAAACTCTTCGGGAATCTGATCGATGACGCTTTCGGCTCATATAGCGACTTCGGCAAGGTCATGAAAAACGCGATGAAAGCCGCGCTGCCTACCAACGTCGAGAACATCATCGAGCTGGAACGCTATAACAGCCTTATAACCCGATTAATGCGTGAAAAATGGGAAACGGCTGGTATCGAAAGCGGCATAGTCAAAAAGATGGATGAAATGATAACTGAGTTCACTTCAGAGGGAGTGATACCAAAATTCATTAAAGCATCTGATCTCTGGGCGGCGTTTGTAGAAGATAACAGTGAGAGAGCCAGCGAAGAACGTTGGGATTGTCCTCAATCCCTTATTGAGGATGACCGTGACGGTTTTATTTATGTCGGATTGCACGCTGAACCGGCTGGCGGCTATAAAACGGAAGTTAGCAAGGCATACAACTGCGATGTTTATTTAGGTTTTCGCGCTGAGCGTGTAGATGGATGGAGAGGCGCGCAAATCCTACATGACGAACACCCAGTCTATGAACTGTTTTCAGGCAGTTTGGAACACAACAAGATACTTGGCAAAAGAATCATCAAAGCATATAGCCGCTTCGAAAAGCTTGTACTTGCGCTATATCACGGTGGGAGTCTCTTAGTGTGGGATTCGGCACCAGACGACCTTTATTACCCTGGCAACGATTAATCAGGAGCGAGGTATGTCTCAGGAACTGGCTTTGAAATTTAGCACCGCAGATCCAGAGCAACTACTGGGCATACTTCCGACGGAAGAGGTGCTGAAAATTATCAACTTATTTCTAAATATGGCAAGGTTAAAGCGTGGAAAGTTCCGTTCAAATCCCCTGCACCAAAAAGCATCAGACTACCCGTATATATTGAAAATAAAGAAATTTTATTTTCACAGATGAAACTGGCGGGAGTTACAGTCACTGAACGCACTCAATTGATATCTTTTAGGCAAATGCAAAAATATTATTTCTAGTCTGGTGCCACTTGATGATACTAGCAACGACGAAAAACCTTGAAAAGGTTCGGCTTAAATTAGAATAAAAATGTAGAGACTGAGTAAAAAGCAGAAAAAAGATCGCTATAACACCCCGAATTATCGGGGTTTTATAAAAATACTGAATGTAGTTTCATCGACAGTACGTTGATCGGAGTCTTTGATTTTCAGTCTCATATGATGAAGTCCATGGTAGCTTGTTGATTCACTAACTTCACCATAGTAATACCCATTTTGATAGACCATGGAACTACTCTTAATTTGCAAATCAAGAGCGTTGTGGCTTAGAGCTTCATCACCAGTATTTTGTTTTTCAGAAACAAGGGTAAATATTTTACTAGCAATTTTATGATATTTAACCTTGAATATCAGTGACATCCCCCTATCAAGACTCAATGCACACGGATTACGATGTGTCAAAGTGGTATGTTGGTTACTAACAACTAATTCGACCTCTATATCGGTATTATTCAAACCATAAGGTAGAAAGCCAAAATATTTACTATTATCTAGCTCATACTGCCGATAATTAATTAACTCACCCTTTACACGATAATTGGGCGTTACATACTTACGATCTATTTTTTCAACCCTATCATCACGAGTTATTTCTTTAAAAGGAATAGATAAATATTCATTACCAAGCCCAATCAAATTCTTAAAGTTCTCTCCAACCATGATTTTATTCGTTTTTGCTGCTTGCTGTAATTTAGCTGCAACATCAACGTGATAAGATGTTGCTGTTACCTCAAATGCTCCTGAAGCCCCGTAGTTACCCCAGATGATATCTTTATCCTTTGCATAATCAATGCCAAGACGAATTCCAATTGGTTTTTCTGCGGTTATATCACCAAGGGCTGGTGTAATTACTTGTTTCATAAACTCAATAATGTATACACCTGCATTTAGAGAATCTATGGCACTATCTATCTCCCTGCCTTCAGGGACTTTATTTTTACTTCGGAAAAACGCCATAACAGCGTCGCCCATTATCCGGTGAACATGCCCATCAAATGCTTGAATTATCTCGATGACATATTTTATGATCGTGTTTTTAATATTAAATACAATTTCAGGCGGATAGGTTTTACCAAGCTTAGTAGAACCTGCAATATCAAAGAACATAGTGACTGCATACCCATTTTCTAGCTCGGCAGTACCACTTAGATGTTGAAAATCAGGATGCGTTCCTATACCCTCATTTACTGGACCAGATTTACCAAAGGCAGGTCTTAGTTGAGATTTCACATTAGACTCAGTTATACTCAGGGCAAATGCAGACTCATCAGTTAATATGGATTCGAGCAGACTTTCAGTGCCAACTTGCGTATTTATAGATTTCCTGAGTGTTCTGTTGCCTTCATTTGCAAAGACTCTTGATTTTTTCTCTGAAGACTTATTCAATTCTCTTGAAACATCAAGAGAAGCTTCTAGGAACATATCTTTAAATTTAGACTGCATTTATTCACCTATACAACTAACAAAGTAAGCAGAGCCAGAAAAATAAAAAAAACTGCTCCTGCAATGAAGAATATAGCTATTCTATGATTATAGTATTTTGCCACAAGTCCCTGAGCCAAATTAAACTGCAAGGACGACATCGAATTCAATAATTCTTCTTTGGATGTTGTATAAAAACGCTCACGATACTCACCCTCCGAATTAAAATAACCGACTATGTCTATAAAAGAATAAATATTACAATTTTCACTTTTTTTGACATAGGGCATTACAGTTTTACCTACAAAGAAAAATGCTATTAACAATGCAGTTATAATTAAAAAAGTAAGCACCTTGAATCCAACTGCCAGATCTGCATGATTACTATCAATAAGAAACTTGATTGCTGAGGGTGCATTTGCGCAGACTGCAGCAATAATAGCAGTTATAAAGGTGATTATTATAGTCGATTTTGTATTAGCATAATTATGAAACCCATCTGTTCGTGTTATTATTTTCTGCATTAAATCTATCTGGAAGGTTTGTTCTTTTTCATCGTTCATGTGTACTCCTTTTTGAATTTAACTGTGTTTGTAATTTTTTAACTTAGATTAAAAAACAACACTTATGCTCAACCCTATAAACATAGAAGGAAAATACGATATACAAGGCTGCAGAAAATATCATTTAGTAATGTCACAACATTACTACATATTTAGACTACTTCTACGATGCAAAAATCCAGCAAGCAGAATGATAGTACTGTTCGGAGATATTCACAACGAGATAATTCTATGAAGGAGCTTTGCATATGAACGTATGACACTTTGTAGTTGCCAACATCTATAGAGGTATCCGTGCTTAGGTTGCGTGGCAGATAAACCATGCTCCTTAACTTTCGGGGACCCTGTTGCTGATGTCTTCCATTAAGACCAACTATTAGCCATCCCTTCAAACGCCGCGATAATCTGCATTGGCTTAAACATATCATTTTCTGCCACTGCTTCTACTCGCGAATTGATTATCGATGCTCGACGACGTTGGTTACATTAATCATGTGACCGTCCCCTAAATCAATGGATCGAGAACGTCAGCAAACTCTAGTTCTTAAGCCAAAAAATAGAGGTAATCTGCTCGCGTTTTTATCTGTGTGAAACGAAAATATATAGTATTTATCCCATCGTGAGACGGGATAAATATTGCGACTTAAAAACATAGCCCCTTACCACCCCAGACCAAACGACCATAATAGGGCGCAGAATCGTTGCGCCCTTTCCTACTGAGGAAAGACCAATGACCAAATTACTGACATTAGAAGAATGGGCGGAAGAAACCTACCGCAGTAAGCAACCAACGCCCCAGACACTTCAGCGCTGGGCGCGAGGCGGTAATATTTACCCGGCCCCTGAAAAACATGGGCGAGAATATCGTGTGCAGCCAGGTGCGATTTATATTCAGCCTAAAAGTTATCGGCTAGCAAAAGAAATACTTAAAACATCCCCCAGTACAAGTTCATCACTGATAGAGAAAATTAATCATGGCATCAAGGCCAAAACGATATGATGCCAACTTACCCAAAAATCTGACATATCGGCGATATTACAAATCTTATTACTGGCGAAATCCACTTACTGGAAAAGAGATCCCTCTGGGACAAATAGCCCGGAGGGATGCCATCTCTCAGGCCATTCAGGCTAACAACTATATTGAATCAAATTTTCAGCCAGTAGCCCTGCTTGAACGATTACAAGCCCCTGCCCCAACTCCTGCGGCTAAAGCCGAGATTAATACCGTAGCGAGTTGGCTAAAGCGCTATTCAGAACTATTAAAGCGTCGCGAACTGGCTGAGAACACCATGAAAATGAGAGTCCTGCAAATCGGATATATTAAGCAAGAATTTGGAGAGAGGCCGATCGAGACTGTGACCACCAAGCATATTGCTGACTTTATCAATACCTATGTCGATAATGGTAAAAGTTCGATGGCGGTAAATCTACGTTCTGTTTTGTCTGATGTTTTTCGCGAAGCAATAGCTGATGGTTTAATTAGCAGCAATCCAGTGGAAGCAACACGCACGCCATCACCAAAAGTTAAGCGGGAGCGACTTGACTATGCCGCCTTTTGCAAAATTTATGAGGCTGCTGGCCAACAACGGAACTGGGTTCAACTCAGCCTGGCTCTGGCACTGATTACCGGCCAACGCCGTGACGATGTGCGGCAATTAAAAAGAAGCGATGTTCATGACGGCAAACTTTGGATAGTCCAGAGTAAAACCAAGATGCAGATTGCGATATCGCTATCATTACGGCTGGAAATAATGAATACCACGGTTGGGGAAATTATAGAAAAGTGCCTGAATAACAGTAAAAGTGAATATCTCATCAGCTCGCCAAGTAAAAATTCAGGCAGAGAACCGGGGGCATTAAATGCCGACTCACTCACTAAAGCATTTGTTAAAGCACTGAAAGCAACCGATCTGATTTATGAAATATCCCCTCCCAGCTTTCACGAGATCCGCAGCCTGGCATCGCGGCTATATGAAGCAGAATACGGTAAGGAATTTGCACAAAAATTGCTTGGACACAAATCGATGAAAATGACGAATGTATACCTAGATTCACGTAAAAATGAGTGGGTTGAGATTTAGGCCGAGTATAGGATTTCGTGGAAATTTCGTTTATTTTCGTTTTTCGTGAAATAATTCTTTTAAAATCAATAAGATAAAAAAAGACCGAATACGATTCCTATATTCGGTCTAGGGAAATGGCTCTTGGGAGAGAGCCGTGCGCTAAAAGTTGGCATTAACGTAGGCTTGTTCAGCCATACTCTTTAAGAGTAGTCGAGGTCATGTGTTTCGCCAACTTAGTAACAGAAGTAATTAATAACGGTTGCAAACTAATTTAAATGATACAAATTAGCCCACCAGTTAAGAAAGGTAATTATCTGTTAAATAGAAAATAAAGGCCGTAGCGACGCTCAGGTTGTCGTGCTTACTTTTCGCATAAAGTCATCGCACGCTGCTGGAAAGGTAGCAAACTCATCTTTTGGCCAGGATTCTCGCTATCATCTAATAATAAAATATCTAGCGGTTTCGCGAGGACATGACCTGCTTTCATTTGTTCTGATGCAACATCATTAAGTGGATATTGCGCTAATGTACTGGGATTTATCACAAACAAAGCACCGCCTGAACGGCATTCCAACATCACCTCTTCTCGGGTAAATGCCCATTGTTTGCCAAATTCAAACTTACTGACAGTCACTATTTTCCCAGCGGCAAAAGCATTCACGGATAGCATCAGTAACGATAACGTCAGCACCAAACCTTTCATTTCAATCATCCTCAATTAACTGATTGTTTTGATTTTCTCGCATAAAGAGGAGGCGATGCAAGCTTAACGGCAATAACTATCATGTATAGTTTTTCACTATACCGGTGCCATTGTGGCAAAAATACTCACTAAAAGTAATACCGCAGCGCCAAGGACGATTTCAGCACAGCTGTTTACCACTAACCAATAGTGGGCTTTTACTGGCAATTTACGCAGCATGGGAACAATCAGATAGCGGTTAATGATCGCTACAACAACCATAAACAGTACCAATATTGCCTTACTGAGTAATAGCATCTGATAGACGGATGTCAGCGCTAAAGAGGTCTCACGCAATATAATAATGCTGTTAATCATACCAGTGACCAATACCAACGCGACTGCCAAATGTCCCCAACTTGAAAACCGAATCAACGTCGTGATGGCTTCACGTTTCACATCATCCCGACGTGTATATGCAAGGCAAACAAGCAACACGGGCAAGCATCCCAACCAATAGCCCGCACTGAGCAGATGTATGATTTGGTTAGTCTGATGAACCCATCCCAGTACGCCATCGTGCATTGCAGCGTGCCCGGTAAATGCCAAACTAGCCAGTAGCAAGGTTGAGCAAGCCACCATCAACTGATAGTAAAAACGGGTTGTGCCGAGTAATACTACCCACATACTCAATATGGATAAGCCGAGATGCCATTGCCATATCTCGCCAAAACGAGTCCCCAACACCGCCCACCATACACTCAGTCTGTAGGTATCAGACCAGCCATCGCCCATCATGCCAGCTTGAATGGCTAAAAGCCCGATCGCTGAGGCTAGCCCCAGAAAGGTGCTGAATATAAGGAGTGGCGATAAGCGGTTTTTGAGTATCGAAGAAAAACGGTCTGGGGCGAGTACGGCGGTGAAAATACTGATACCAAACATCAGCATCACCGCCAAAAAATGCAGAAAGCGACACAGAACGAATAGAGTCGCCAGTGACATATTATTTCACTGTGAAGCTGTATGTGCCTTTGGTTTTATGACCATCAACAGACACAACATGCCATGAAACATTATATTTACCTGCTTTCAATGCACTATCGATCGGCAAAATTAATTGCGTATTGTTGGCTGGATCCAATTTCAGTTCGCCAGTTTTCACCACATCGTTATCTGGGCCTGTCACTTTCACGCCACTGAAATTCAACTCAATGCCTTCAGAGAAGCCCAGTGTCACGGCTTCTGGCGCTGAACCGATAGTGGCATCAGCAGCAGGAGATTCAATTTTCAGATGTGCGTGGGCCAGAGCTTGCTGACTAGATAACCCAACAAATAACACAATCAGTGCCGAAAGCATGCGGCAAGAAGAACGTACTTTGTGAATAAACATAATATCCCTTAATCGATGGGGAGAATAATCAATCTGCTACCAACCATATCCTATATTGGCAGCGCGAACCCCTATCACTTCCAGTCAATTGCACTACCTGTGAGGTAGGGCACAAAATAAAACGCCAAATTATGAGCAGCGGTTGAAATATAACCAATAATTGAGCGGCAATTAATCTCATCCTACCCGTCACCTTTTATCATAAATGATAACGATTTGAATATAGCAAGACAAGAAACCATAGCTAAACAATATGTTATTAGCACAAAACAATAAAATTAAGAGGAAACAGCAGCGGTGAGCATGGCGTATATACAATAAAAAACCGCAGTTTCCGGTTCCACTAAGCAGTGGATAGAAACTGCGGCAAGTTCAAATCAAGCCCAAATATTAAGCCTGAACGTGGTTCTGTGCTGCCATTGTTTTTAAATCTTTATCGACGAAGAACAATGAATTGCCGCTATTACCCACCAATGCCAGTTTATCCAAGATAGATTTGAACAGCTTTTCTTCTTCATGCTGTTCAGCCACATACCATTGCAGGAAATTGAATGTGGAGTAATCGTGTGTGGTCATTGCAACATGGGCGAGTTCATTAATTTGAGTCGTAATGAGTTGCTCGTGTTCGTAGGTCAGTTTGAATACATCAGCCAGTGATGCAAAATCAACCGGCGGTGCACTGATAGTGCCTAATATCGGCATGGAGCCTGTCCCACTCAGGTATTCAAACAAACGCTGCATATGCTGCATCTCTTCTTGAGAATGCTCCTTTAAAAATGCAGCAGCCCCTTCAAAGCCTTTATCACTACACCAGGCACTCATCTGCAAATAAAGATTGGCCGAGTAAAACTCCAGATTCAGCTGCTCATTAAGCTTCTGTGCCATTTCTGTTTTCAACATAATAATTCCCTAATTTTTATAATGCAGGTAAGCAACGGTTAACTTGGGGTATTATGCCAAGATAAAAACAAAATAAGAACACCCTATTCACATTAATATCTATAAATAACCTAACATAATGATTTATATCTTTTTTATAGAATATATAATCATGGAGTTAATTCTTATAAGAATCATTCACATTACCGTGTAAATACTAAAAGGAATGATTCCTATTTGCGCTGAAATTAAATTAATAATATTACGAATGTTGCAGGTTAATATTATTTAACGACAAAGGGTTTTAAACTAGCGCTATTAAACCACATTACCCACTTGCCAATATCTATCTGCTGCATTACCTTTTGCGCCATAACTGCCCACGCAGCACGAAGGAGAAAACAATGGGATATAATCTGGCTGAGCTTTCGGATGAAGAAACAGCAAAAATGAATGTTGATCTGGCCGCCTCTGGTGTCGCATTTAAAGAGCGCTACAATATGCCAGTCATACCTGAAATGGTTGCACGAGAACAACCTGATGAGCTACGAGAGTACTTTTTGCAACGGCTGGCACACTACCGTAGTGAATCCAATAAATTCTCTCGCTTGCCGTATGAACCCAAAATGAAATCATGAGCAAAAAGGCTCCCGCACAGGGTCTGCGGGAGTTTGTCGGCGACAATGGCTAGAGTTTTCGGGCAAACTTGTCGGTTGCAAGAATCAGTTGATGCAAGATACCCGGTTCGTCAAAGGAATGCCCTGCGCCTTCGACAATATGCAATTCAGCTTCCGGCCATGCTTTGGCTAAATCCCATGCATTCTGTGGCCGACAAGCCATATCATATCGCCCATGAATAATTACCGCTGGGATATGGCGAATGCGTTCGATATTATCCAGCAGTTGGTTGTCATTATCCAAAAAACCGAAGTGAGTAAAATAGTGATTTTCAATGCGAGCAAAAGCAAGAGCGAAGTCATCTTCACCAAAGGAAGCTGCGTTTTTAGCGGGCAAGAGAGTCACCGTTTCCCCCTCCCACAGACTCCAAATTTTAGCCGCCTCTAATTGTACAGCCCTATCGGATGAGGTTAGCCGCTTGCGATAAGCTGCGATGACATTACCCTGCTCTTCTGGCGATAAGATAGATAACACTCGCTGCCATTTATCAGGGAAAAAACGGGAAGCGCCATCCTGATAATACCAATCCAACTCTTTTTTTCGCAGCGTAAATATCCCGCGTAACACCATCTCACTGACCCGTTCCGGGTGGGTTTCGCCGTAGGCCAGTGCAAGAGTTGAACCCCACGACCCGCCAAATATCAGCCATTTATCAACCCCAGCCATCTGACGTAGTCGTTCAATATCCTCGACTAAATGCCAGGTTGTGTTGTTATCCAGGCTGGCATGGGGTTTGGATCGCCCACAGCCACGTTGGTCAAACAGTAATACTTTGTATTCCGCTGGGTTGAAAAGTTGGCGATGATAAGGTGCTATCCCACCACCTGGGCCACCATGAATAAATACAGCGGGTTTACCCTTAGGGTTACCACAGAGTTCCCAGTAAATCTGGTGGCCATCTCCCGTGTCTAGTAAACCACTATCGTAAGGTTCATACGCTGGATAAAGTCCACGTAATTGTTCCATTATTTTTCCATGTTTGTTAAGACACTAAAGTTATCAAAGCCTATACGGCCCTAAGGGTCAACGATAAAACATGACATTTACGCCAATCAGTCCATTAATTCCATCAACAGGTGATAAATGCACCATAAGTTAATTGATTTTGGGGCGCTGCGTCACAGTCATTAAGCAGTAATAAGGGCTGTGAGTATTTAATAATTTGCTAATTAAACAATAGGATAATTAGATATACACTTTCTTCCCTTGCAACTCACCCTGATTAGGTGGTTAATAGGAGGGCGTACCAACCTAACCAAAGGTAAAGAGAGGCAAGCCATGAGTAAGGGAATGGACAGCAAAAAGAACGCGAAGAAAAAGCCACTAAAAACGCCAGCTGAGAAAAAAGCTGAGAAACGCGCTAAAAAGTCATCTTCTACTAGCGCAGAATAACGGACTTTTCGTCTCGTCAGTCAACCCGCCACGCCAGGCGGGTTAATGAGATGGTCACCCCCACCCTGTGAGCGGTAAGCTGACAGGGTTTTCTTTTTGGAGGGATCATCATGCAAAACGTTACGCTCATCGGCATCGATCTTGGTAAGAATTCATTCCATATTCATTGCCAGGAAAAACACGGCAACACATTATTACGCAAGAGGTTTTCCCGCATTCA